CCTACTTTGAACTGAACAATCTCATACGCATGATTTTCTACTATTTTGTTTGTAATATCAGCATTTTGCACCTTTACACGGTATAAAACAGGCTGGTCACCTTTGTAATATCGCCAAAGATATTCTATGATGGTTTTGTTGTAATAAAAATTTCCGATGCAGTCTCCCACCACATTGACAATATTATCTGCTGTGATGGTTTCAACATCTGTATATAAAATTTTTCTACCATAACAGCCTTTAACAAGGTCTTGGAGAGATTTGTCATTTCTCATTTTTTTCTCCTAAATAAAGGTCATTCCGCTGGATGTTGCACGAAACGGAAGAGATTTTAATTCTGTTTTTCCATTCTCCGGATAAAAAACAACTTTCTTGTGGCATTTTCTGCACTCAACAGAAATTTGCATTGTTGAACGCCCATCGTGTGTGGCAACTTTTCTTCCGCAACGCGGGCAATATATTGTTTTTGGTGTATATACCATAAAGTCCTCTTTTCTTTGCAAAAGAAAAAGCACCGGAGATTTCTCTACGATGCTTTTATAAATTGGGGGAGGTGAAGTATTCAACTTTTGTTGCTTTCTTCGATTATAACTATATCAGAAAAAAAACGGACATATCGGACAACTTTACTCTTTCATAAATCTATCGAACGCTTTTCTAACGCTGTCTTCTGTGTTATTGCCTCCTATTTGGTCGGCAACCTTATTCCAAGATTGATTTTCTAAAAATCTAAGGTTAATTATTCTTCTAATTCTGCTATCTTTTATATTTGCAATAAACTCTTCTACTTCATTTGTTTTTTCAAGAAGTTCGTTTTCCAAAATTTCGAGGGTGGTTTTTCTGGAATATAACAAGGTTTTTTTGTGCCTATATTCTGGCAATGGTATTCCTTCTATTTTAAAATGTTGGTTTCCACCATTTCCGCCAGAAACGCTATCAATAACCGTTCCTTCCTGTTCAATTTTTTCTATGTATTTTTCAAGCTTTTCAATTTTATTCCTTACTTCTTTTACTTCTTCTCTTAAATCTAAGTATTGATTTAAAATATCTTTGTTTACCATATCAATACCTCCTAAACGGATTTACTGCCGCTTCTACTTTGGCTACGTTATTTCCATTTGTCACTCTAAGCGCAAAGTTTGAAAATACATCCGGCACATCATCCAACTGCTTTTTACCGGACACTGAATATCTCTTGAGAAGAGACATCATTACTCCATATGGATCATTTGGCTTATATAATGATGGGTCTTTAAATATAACGTGCTGCAATATCCAGTTTGAGCACTGAAAAATCCTTGCTTCCTTATTTGTCTCCGTCGGTGTATCTGTGATATTGCATATCCATCCTTTGGCTTCCACTCGCTTGTTTACTTCCATTGCGACACGGTCTCCGCCGGCGTTTCTCTCAAATTCACATTCCTGCACTTTGTTGTTTGTCAAAACATTTGCTGCATTTTCATACTGCATCTCATAATCTGCCGTGTTATCGCAAACACAATCTACACAGTAGTAATCCTCTCCGTATTTTTGCAATACCGGCAAAACAAAGTAATCCGTTCCTTTTCCCTTTGTATCGCATTGACCGGTTACAATTTCTGGTTCTCCATGTGGCAAATTAAGATACCGACGTATTTTATCTTCCGGAAATAGCAATCCCTCTCGCTCAATCGGTTCCTGTTTGTAAAGGCATCTATATGATATGTCGTCCATCAATAATTGCTGGTCTTCAAAAAATTCTTTTGTAAAACCGGAGAACTCATATTCAAAGTTACTTTCTCCGGTAACTGGGTCTACATCCGGAACTGCAATAACCTTTACTCTTGGATTTCCCTCGTACATATTTTGGATGCGCCCTATGACGTCGTGTACGCTCCATCTTGTGGCAATATGTATTTCCTTGCAGTTCTTACCGTCCGTGTCCTGTATCTTTCTCTGGCGGGCATCTACGGCATATTTATCCCACAATTTATCAAGGATAATGGGATTCATTGCTTCTTCAATGCCGCCGATCATATCGTCAACCAGTAAAAACTTAGAAGCCCTTACTTTACCTGCATTCTTACTACCAACAGACGTACATTGTACGGATGGAAACGATTTGTACTTCCCGACATTAAATTGCTCCATCTTTGCGTTTGTGCTCGTCACGGAAAGATCTGGAAAAATTTCATTCCATGTATATTCTTCCGTATTTGTAACGATATCGTACACACCGTCATAGTACATTCTGGTAATATCTCCGCTGTGCGAATAAAAAAGGCTGAAATCTCTCGGAAACCATCCGGCAACAAGTGCGTGAAACATTTTTTCGACCGTTGTTTTGCCTGCTCCCGGAACAAGAGACACGCAAAGAATGTCATATTTATCATCAATCATGCCTTGCAAAGCCTGTGTAAGACCTATTTTGAGAAATTGATTTCTTCTTGGCATGTAAAACCGCTCTTTAGGCTCTCTCTTCTTCTCCAAATACTGGAAAGCACTATCCAAAACTTTGTTTTGCGCTTCTAAAAGCAAAATTCCGTAGTATTTGTCCAGAATTTCATAAGATACCTTGTTTTGGAATGAATATTTCTCTAAATCCCACGGTGTACCGCCAGTGGATTGAAAAATAAACTGTTCTGCCAGTTGCTTTGCCCTGGAAGAAACTTTCAATCCATAATCAACATCCTTTTCTGTCAGAATGGCTACCCTTGCCGCTTCTTCCATGGCATCCATAACCTGTTCATCAACGCCATGCACCTGTATGTAATTTTCATATCCATTTACTGTGGAAATTAGACTTGAACTTGCCAAAAGAAAAGCACCTCCGCAAAAAAGCAGAAGTGCATTAAGACCTCTGCCAATAATTTTTGTTGGTTAGCGACTAACTCCATTTGTTGGCCGGTAAATATATTGTTAGATTGTTGGCATTGCATCACCGCAAGCCGGATGTAATTTGTACATAAGTGCATTATAATCATCAATTACATACCTTACCGGAATCATATATGCTTTAATGCCATATTTTTCTGCTGTTTCTCTTTCAATGCTACAGCCGTTCCAATCGTAGCTCTCGCATATTCCAATAAATACATCAGCCCGTGCCAGTTTCTTAAGGTTCTCGCCCAAGTACCATACATCTTCTTTACTATCTTTAGGTGGGGTACTCTTAGTATAACTGTCGATAAGCTTCAATTCCTCACCCTCGTAGATTTCAGCAATCTTCTTCATCTTTTGAATACTTGCTTTGATTTCTTCCTCTGTTCTGCCTTTCATTGGCACGCTTACAAATAGCTTCTTCATAAAATCTCCTTCTAAATTCTTGCAACTACGTGTTCTTTTGCAATTTCTTCTTTTTCCGGGTCGTAAATAACCGAACCGTTTTTATCAGTCTTATTTTTGTCAAATTCGCATGAAACTTTTATGTACGGATATCTCAATGGCGTGCAGTCAGCATGGAAATCAATATTATACACTCCCTTTTGCCATTTTCCGTTAGCATAAATCTTTGTGTAACCGCCTTTTCTAGTTTTGATTATAATTTTTGAACGTGTTTTTTTCATTTCCAATGCACCTTAAACCCTTTCGCCGTATAATTACCAACTGCCTGTTTCAGTTCTTCCTTGCTTTTATATTCCTCTCGAAGCATGATTGCTACCTTGTTCTTTTCCACAGCGTATATGCCGCAGGTAACAGCTTTGCTCGCCGTATCAAGGACTGCTTTATACTGTTTGCTGTTCATCTCGTATGTGCTGTTATTGATATTTACAATCATTTTTCATAAACCTTTCAAAATCTTCCATGCATTTATAGCACAAGTCGTATGTGACATTTAAAATACCATTTTTTGTAATCGAATTTCCGCACAATATTCCTTTTTTAATTTCTGCACCACACATGTCGCAAGTGTACCATTCTTTGCTATGCTTCATCGTGAATATCCTCCCAAACTCTGCAAAATTCCTTGAATGTTTTCTTGTCCATCAGCGAAGCTATTTCATGCAAGTTTACAATGTTAATTTCTACATCTTGCTCATATTTCACATCGGCAATAAGGTTTATATTGACCATTGGAAGGCTTCCAGCATAATGTTCTATTTTATACGAACTGCATAAGCACTGTTCGCCATCAACTGTAACTTTAGCACATGCCTGGTGTCCTTCTATTGGTTCTACTTTGAATTTATGTATATTACTCATTCTTCCACCAACTTTCTACCACACATCGGGCAAAATTCAATTTCCATTGCTATCGCTACGTTCATTCCATTGCTACAACATTTAGCATACTGTGGACATTTATCAATATGGCATTGAATAACATTTATATAGCCCAATTTTTTGATTTTAAATTCTCCATATGCAGTTTTATATGATTCTTTCCCATTACAAAAATCACACATTTTCAACACCTATCCCTGCATCTGTGATAAATAACTTTTCTTCTTACATTCGCTTCATATGCTCTTCCAAGTGACCGAACAAACAGATATTTCTTTTTCTCACAATCAATATAATCCAAGGAATTCATATATGGCTCCAATTCGTTTGAAAGCTGTTCCACAAAATCCTTGATATGCTTGAATGCCTTAATTGCCTGTTCTTGTATAAACAAAACTATTGCTTTCCATGTATCAATTACTTTTACGGCATACTCAAGAATCATTTCTCCTAATTTTCGATACCATAATTTGAACTCGACAACCATATATCCTTGCAATTCAATAACTTTTTTCTGATCTTCTGACACATTAAGATCCATACTCACACCTCAACACCATCGCATTTTACATAAGAACCAAGACCTTTAATGTAATGGCTTCTCGTATCTTCAATATTTCTGCAATCTATGACTTTCCCCTCGTCAATACACTCTTGCAAGTATTTGCATTTATCGCATTTCGTATCTTTCTCAATGCGCGGTGTAGGATCTGCTTTTTGCTTTTTCTTGAATATTTTTTTAATAATTTTCCATAATCTCATTTCCGCACCTCAATCAAAACGTCAATCAGTTCTTCCAGTTCTTTTTCTGTCTTTTCTTTTGGAGTTTTTCTAAATCTTGTGGAAACATATTCCAAAATGGCTTTTATCTTCAAACATTCTCCTGGACAAGGAATATAATCATTTGGTCTCGCAGTTTCTTTGCAGATATACTCTGCATTTTCCATGCCAAGACAGGATAAACGACCGGAATATATGGGTAATGCACTGCATTTGAATAATTCAGCCTTAATCACTAAATGTTCTTTGTCGTATTCAAAATTCTTATCATGTGCCTTTAATTTTTCTTTGATTTCATCAAGAAACTCAACGCATTGCTTTGTTGAATAGCCAACATAAACAAATTCAAAATACATACTCACACCCCATTTTGCGTAAAAAATACCAACCATCGAATAGCGGCACAAGGAATCGAACCTTGTCATACCAAACCATGCCAACCGCTTTCAAATCTGCAATTTCTATTCACGGAAGGGTTTTATGTTACCAATGATACCGCTTACCATCCATACATCTTCCATCGACCTGAACTATTGCAGTAGTGCCAGACTAAGTGAAGATAAGGAATTGATGTGGCGTGGATTTGCACCACGCAGGAGTGTACAATCTGGTCATCTATGTTGTCGGTTTCAACCAATTCTCTACGACAATTCCGTTTACCTATTCCGTCACACATCAACACCCAATTTTGTTCGGGCAAACGCAGTGTGTAGGATTCGAACCTACAAGGCGAATAAACGCCCGACCGGATAGCAACCGGCTCCAATTCCATTATGGGAACACTGCATCTTGATGGTGCGATTTCTTAAACAACCCATCCATTACAACTGTCTACCACGCACCTGCCAAACAGTGTTTTTAGGGAGTTGAGTGAAATAGGGAAGAGAGGAATCGAACCTCTATTGTTTACCACTTGGAAACTGATTTACAGTCAGCCGCAACACCGCCAATCGTTGCCGCTTCCCCAAAATGCGCGGACACCTCACTCCATATCTCTGTACGCGACCGCGCTACGCATACAGTATCAGATCAGCTCGGCACCATCGGAACGGAAGGATTCGAACCTTCAATCCGGCTCTCGTTGTTGTTTTCCGTGTACACGCCACTTTTACCAATTAAGCTACGTTCCGAAACCGCCATCAGACGGTTAGCAATAATGTTTATCGTGCCATGCGTTGCACTAGGCATACAAAATGCCGATTACAGCCAAACCATAGAGCGCATGCAAGCAAACAGCATAATTTGACCGCTTAGACAGGCAAGGATTCGAACCTTGCATTATCGGCTTCAGAAAAGGTGTGGTTGCTGACTACGGATGATCGCCCGTCTGCCACTTGGCAACACTCTTACCGATAGGTTTCTTTACCTGCAATACCCATTCTGCCACTGCCTAACTATATGGGGGAATTATATCTTTGACAGCTCAGGCACCGTGGGATAGGCACCCGAACTATCAAGTCTGACTGCTATATGGATTGCTTGTCAGCAAATTACGGAACGATCATCATTCATCACCATATAGTCTTACGCCTAATGCCGCGCTCCGCGGCAAATACCACCGGACGGTCTCGCACCGTCCTTAACAGAATCGTCCTAGTGGCGAAAGGATGTGTCATGAAAAACACCAAGAAGGAGAATTTACGGAATGGATCGTTAAACCCATTCCTCCATCGGAACGGCAGGAATTGAACCTGCGACCGCTCGGATATAAGCCGAGTGCTCTGCCAACTGAACTACGTTCCGCTACGGCATATTAAAATGCCGCAATGTAGGATTTTTATCTTGTAAGCAACTCTTACAAGTTGCCAGTAATTTAAAATTTTGTTTAGCTATACTGGATGCTCCGATTTCTCACTCTGGTGCTCTGCGTCGCTATCCAGATTGAGTAAATCTCCGGTGCTGTCCGGTTCCTTTGATTTTGTTATATGTATTCTTTCCTCTGCACAAATGATAGGCAGCTGAAAGCAAATACCAAATATTGGACTATAAAACATTCTGTTACCTCCACATCAGAAACATGTTCAGCAACAGTAACATCACAAGTACCCATAATGCAATTGCTGTTTCTTTGTCTTTGGATTCTCTGCCAGATACAAATAGTATCAGCATAAAAATAACATCCAGCGTCGATATAATCGTTTTAATAATTACCATGGTTGTTTTCCTCTCACAAGTTTCTTTAGCAGGATTCGAACCTGCGAATACTGGAATCAAAATCCAGTGCCTTACCGCTTGGCGATAGCGCTATATTAACACTACTTTTCCGGCATGTAATAGACCATGTTATCAAATACAGTTATTCCCATACAAGGATCATTCATCTCAACGCATCTGATCGATATGTTTTTAGATACTGCAAACATTTCGGCCACCTGTTGTTTATCCATGTTTGTGCTAATAACTTGAAAAGCCGAAAATGCCTTGTGCATATCAGAGAATACTTCTTTTTCTCTACCTAAATTTGCATACGTCCCAATGGTAAACGTTTTTCCATCAACCATAGCAGTTATCATTCCATGATTTGCTGTGAATACCGCTCGGTCAAAATCAAGCGAAACGTCTTTGCTTTGTGATACTACTCTCATACTTTTCCATCCAATCTCTTTTTGTTTTTGAGGATATTTAAAGGACTTAGTAGTGCTGATTTTCTCAACCTATCAAACCCCCTCCCCCTCCATGCCGAATCATGCTTTGAACATTGATAAATTGTTTGAATTGTTCGTACAATTCTCTGTTTGTGTTCTAACTATTCGTTAAACCTAAGTTTCTTAAACTGTTTAAACGAAAGTATGCGGCTCAAGGTGCTTAAACACTGGGCTTTAAATTGTTTGAATTGTCTATCACGATTTCACCATTATCTGGGCTTGAATTGTCAAAGTTGTCCGGCAATCTCGCACAATTCCCGCCTCCCAGTTTGGGGAGCTCCGAAGCTGTCAATGCTCTTGCTCTGGCTCCCTGGTCTCTTACGCCGGGCATATTAAAGCCGCAATACTTGTTGAGTGACGGCATGTAACACATGGGATTGTTTTTCCCGGAGATCTGTAAACCTACAAGACTTTCTTCCCGCATTTGGTCAATCTTTTTGCAAATGTCGGAGCCTGATGAGCCTAGCTGCACGCCATTAACCCACCCATTTAACGTATCTCTATGTATTCCGGTAAAGAATGTAAACCCAACAATATTCACTACTTTCTCGTAGTCATTACACAGGTCTATATATATATCTAATACCTCGTTAACCTTATCTGTATCATAGGCATTATTAATATTATTATCATCCTTTAGGTACTTTGGATTAACTTTAAATACATTCTCATAGACATATTTACAGCAGTTATACCATCTGTTCTGTGATATTTTGCATAAATCCTCTATATTCCTCTCTTCCATCCAGAGATTTATATACATGTCAATGTCATCTTTAAAAACATCAACTGTATTATTTACTTCCTGCGTTTCAACTGCTGACATGTTATATATCTCCTCTCTCCAGTACTGGAATACTTAAAATAAAAAATGCAACTGATACAATCAGATCATGATGATCTCGACTGTACCGGCTGCATGAAGTCCGTTTCTTTCGGGACCTCGACGGCTGCCGCCGCCCGTTGCCCGAATGCGTTTTTAATTTAATAAAACAATATCATTCTATCATTTTCTTGTCAAGGTATATTTTAAAATTAAATTTTAAGCCTGTATATTATATATATTATTTATATAAATATACTGCCTTATTTATAATATATATTTTAATATTACAAGAGAGAATATACTCTTTCTCTAACTCTAGTGTCTTACTCTACGTTGCAAAAATGTTGCAATTTGTTGCAGAGGTGTTGCATTGCAACAAAACTAATACTATTCTATCATTTTACCTTGTCCGTAATAAAATTATTATACTTGAAATTTCGTGAAAATCTAACAAAGAATTTCTACGTTTTGCACAAAAAAGACGGCTGTATTTCAAGCCGCCTAAATCTTATTATTCAACCTCAAATCCTATAAGCTGCCACTGATCCGGTTCTCCATCCTCGTCGTATGAAGTCGGTTCCTGAACCTCTTTTACTCTAAAACCTGGTGTGTTTTTATCCAGTGCCGTGCCTGTGCTGTCACACTTCCATGCTTCCATTGTCTCGCCGTTACTGGTATCGTGATCTACTGCGATCATTCCTAACTCTTCAACCTTGAAAATTTCTACTGCAAAATGTCCTTCCATCTGTCCTAATTCATTTAAAATCTTTAACATAGCGTTTTCCTCTTTTCTTTCTTCTCTGGATGTGCTATATTCAAATAGCACACATTTCACTTGGTATGGTTTTTGTGTGTCGGGCTGGATTTTCTCCAGCCCTTTCTTTTAATTGTCTTCAATTCCTTTTTGAGTATCATCGATCAGCTGATCGACCATCTTTTCCGCTTTTTCATAATCCTTAGATTTTAAAACTTCCTTTAAATCTTTCAGATCTTGTAAAAGCCTTCTTAAGTAACTTTTAAATACACTCATATCTTCGCTCATTTTTCTCCTTTCCGGCTTTCGCCTATTGCCTTTCGACAATATTATAATAACATTAAAATATAATTTTGTCAACACTAATTTTAGTGTTTTAAAAAAATCTTATTTTTTCTTCATCAGTCGGAACGATTTCCAATACATCCGACGGCTGACATCTTAAAATAATGCAGATCGTGTTAAGCGTGTCTGTAGTGATTCCCTTCCCTTTTCTCAAATTCTGCATAGTCGCTTCACTCATTATCTTCTCTTTTCTCATCCGAGTAGAAGTGTATCCGTGTTTTGAAAGCTCTTTTAATACATCTATTTTATAATTAAACATTTTTTTCACCTCACATTTTTTATTTACTACATTATATATAGAATCACTCTAAAAATCAACATGAAAATATTTTACAAGAACACTCTTTTTAGTGTTGACATGCACCAATATTAGTGTTATTATAATCTCAACAGGAAAACAAGGAACGGAGGACATGAACATGAAAAATGAAAAACAATACAGATTAGTAACAGAAAGCGGAATGATTTTAACGGAGTATTCGAGGATGATGAAACCGGAAAACAGGAAAGAATAGTTATCGAGGAGGTTTAAGATTATGAAAAAAGTATTTACACCAGATGGAGAATTTTTAGGAATGGCGGTAACAATTAAAACCACGGAAAACGGCGTTGAAATCACAGCGCCGGGCGATTTCCCGGGAATGATCGAGAAAAACACTATCTATATTGGTTGATCTGTAGTTTATGAAGATGAAAACCGTGTATATATAAAATATTAGTCGAAACCGCCCGCGCGGCGGTCTGGTGTAGGGTTGCAACCTTGCCACTGATGAGACAAGCAAAAATATAAAATGAAAGGTGTTAAAAATGAAGATATTAGCAAATAAAAGCGGCTTTGTATTAGCTCATGATGAATACTATGGAGATTATTGCTTTGGTACAGAAAGAGAAATCAAAAACCTATCTATGCCTTGCAATCAGTATGGAACAAAGAAAGAAATAAAGGCAGAATTAGAGCGTTGGAAAAAAGAGGTTGATTTTGACAATCCAAGAATGCTTGAAGTTGAAGCCTTTTTTATATCTGTTTTAACACATTGCGAAAATTAGTCGAAACGGTGGAGATTCCCACCGTCTGCAGGAACTGCCCCACCTACACCGATGAGACAGGGCGACATGAAAGGATGGTTGATTTTATGGCAAAAATTAAATTACAAGGAATATCGCAAAAATTTGATGGCGTAGCTGCAAAAGATCTGAAAATCGGGGATATACTCGTTTTGAATTACGGATATAAAAGTGAGATTGTAAATATACAGACAAGCAAAACAGGGAAAACATTTGTATTATCTTTAAAATCTTTCGAGACCGGAAACACAAGCGACAGAAAAACAACGGCAACGTGTGAATTTGTCGTTGAAAGAAAAGAACCAGAAAGCCCGATAGATAAAGCTATCAAGGGCAGAAAACACACGCACAATAGTATATATAGCGATGTTGGCTGTGTTCTCGACAGCTTCACGACCGCAGAACTTGCAGAATATTATATTCAACGTTTCGGCGATGGCGGGCTTAGATATTTTTTAGAGCAACAAATCATAGCGGCAGAAATTAATGCAGATAAAGCAAATTAGGCAAGATCGGCTTTACCGGGGTTCGATTCCCCGGCTTGCTTTTACCCCAAAATTTGAATATGGAGGAATTGAAGTATGAGAAAATTATTTTTATTAAAAAAAGGCAGAATGAACTTTTATGCATGCCTGTATGGCTGTGGCATGTATACAATCGACCGAATTACAAAAGGATTCGGCGGAATTGTGACAACATTTGAAACACTGGAAGAGCTTGAAAAATATGCTGCTGAAAACGGATATAAAAAAGCATAATAACCGCCGCAGAGGATGCACGCCGGAACCACTGCCGGCGACGGTTCTACCCGTAAGGGAATATTATTTTTTTAGGAGGATTTATAAATGACTTATCCGAACGGAGCACAGACAGTTTTTCAAGTCACATGCATGGGAAGTGTTTATAGCGTTGAAGATGGATTTTTCAGAAATGACGGCAAAGGAACGGACTTTAAAACGTTCGACGATGCTTGGGAAGTTTTCAAAACGCTTCCAGAATGGGAGCAAAATGCTGCGGAAATAGAGGAATTTTAAGCCGGAATCATCCCGGCTTTTTCCAGTGTCCGGATATATTGCAACTTGACAAGATATACGCCCGGTCATATAATGCGCTTAAGTGAACACGTATAAGCCATTTTAAGGCTTGCGCAAGGCTATGCAGTGCTTTTATATATTTACAACGCGAAACGTCTGTAAATCGTTTTTACGACGTCGCGAACCTGTAAATGCTGCGTTTATCTTGTCCGGGCACACTCCACCGGCATACATCCAGTAAGCATCTGAAGAATCACCGGCAGACCGCCGGGGTGTGAAAATTCTGATTTCTGATCTCAAAATCGAGCCGTTTTCCAAGAAGAAAAAAATTCAAAAGTTGAAAAATGAGATTCCAACTGTGAAAAGACAATATGCACAGTAAATTATTATGCGTCATTTCGCAACTTGTAAAATTTGACTAATTCGCTCTCTTCTCTTTCTCTGGCTCTCGGTCTGTTTCTGTTTTTTCTGCGATTTCGTTGTTCTTGTTCCCATTCGAAAATTCCTCATTTACTTTCTGGTTGCGTGATTTGTAATTTACAATCTTTACATCGGTGCTTAATTCATCCGGTATCTTCCCGACGATCAACACTGTATGCGGTTGCAGCCTGTCTGTCATTACTTTGAATCCCTCGCAAAACTCAATCCGAGCTGCCTTTGCCCGCACTCTTCCATTTGTGCATACAGCGATCACACCACCCTTACTGTACCCGGCAAAACAAAGATCATAATTGTCTTTGTCCGGGATTCCTACGGACGGTATAACGCGGATCCCGCTCAGCAGCATGTAATGTGCAAGCGCATGATTCCGGTACACATTATACAGATTCAAAGCAAACGGCATACCGCAATCGCCTGTAGCAATACTAAAATCCGGCATACAGACCGAGTGGAAACACTTCAAGTGTTCCATGTATTTATCCGGGTTATTCCACAGTCTTTGAAACTTTGAATCGTCAATATAAAAATTCACATTTAATTTTCTATGCCCTTTTATCTTTTGTGAAAAGCTCTCTCCAAAATCTATGGAGTCCTCCGGCAAATAATCCAAGCTGCATGCCGGGACAATCGGGATCTGATATTTTTCATCAAGCTCCGCTCCATAGATCATATATTCTTTCATAACATCAAAAGATGTATGACATCCATTGTACAATACTATCACCCCAAAAACATTTTACTATTTTTCTTCTTGACAAACAACTTCTTTTGTGAAAAGCAAAGAACGTGCGGCGTAATCACTTCTGCTTAGTTCATTTATCAGCTTTTCCCTTGTCATTTCCGGGTTTGTTCTGTGAATATACCGCAGCAATTCATCTATTTTGTCCACTATGCTGCCCTCCAATCAATGTTTGACATCAGATCATCCAAAAGATAGATCAAATCAGTACCGTACAGGCTGATCCAGTCCGCAAGATACTCTTCCTGCTCAATCGGCATATGAATGTTATAGGAAAAGCAAAAACAATGACAAAGTTCATGAGCCAGTATTTTGCGCAAATAGCCATTTTCTGGTTTATCCGAAACATATATTATCCTATCATTCCAATCTGTTACAGCAAGGCTGGTAGAGCCATCAGAGCGCATTAATTTATGACTTGCGCCGTGAACAAATTCTATTTTCCATTCAATACCATTTATCACAAACATATTTTACCTCCAAAAAAAGAAACCACCAGCCAAATATCAGCCAGTGATTTCTAAATTTAAAGTTATTCTTCTTGCTCTTCAATCAACAAATAATTAATGTACCTTGTTGCTGTTCCAGCAAGTTCTTTGCTGTAGTCTAGCAAGTCCATCTTGTACTCCGGTTTATGACCATATGTGACTCTATAGAACTTTTCCACAAGTTCTAAGTTATGTAAGTCAGACAATTCCACAAGAATTTTGTGATATAAAAATTTTCTCGTCCATCCGAACCGGTCACAGATAATTTTGAGTTTCCAGTTATTTTTATTAAACCATTTACCACTCTCTATCTTTTTTACGATGCTCCAGTGTGCAAACGGGTCTTTCTCCGGAATTTCAGCCTGCGGATTTTTCAGAGCCTGTTCCATGTCGTGGAAGCGATTGATGTATTGAGCCGTGAAAGCCGTTCCCTTTACTCCTGTCAGCTTGTGGGCGATAAATTCGCATCCTTTCTTCGTGATGTCATAGCATGGGCGTTCTTTTCCTTGCTCGTCCTTATAGGTGCTTTCTCTGAAGAAATCAGCCAACGCAATTTTGCGTTCGCTAACCAATCCATTATTGGCTTCGTTGATTTGCTTACAATAACGGTTGATGTCACGCATCAAATCACAATGCCTTTTCCCTACCATTCCCGCAACTTCCATACTGGTTAACGTCTGTTCTAATTGTTTCATATGAATATTGTTCATCAGCAAATCCCCAATTTCTGCTTAAATGAAATAATTGTGTTCAAAATGAACTGCAAAAATTTTTCGTCCTGTATGCTCTGGATTTCCGTTATCAGCTGTTCTTTCATCTCGCACCGCCTTTCTTGTCGGATGCAAGGTTACTTGTAAAAATCCACACACATTTTAAAAAGTGTTCGCTGAGTACATTCAGATTTTTGGTAATTTCTTCAATATACATTTCTCTCATAGATTTTTCCTGCCTTTCGTTTGCTGTTTGACAACCATTCCAAAAAGCGGTATAATCCATGTATCAACCGCTTTTGGTGGCTGTAAGTGTAAGAGTAACCGTTACTTGTCTAGGGCTTCGGTTGCTCTTATTTCGTTATAGACCTTATCAATCCCTTTCATTACTACATCATATTGTGTCATTCCGGTCTTTTCACAGCAATATAGAAGTTTTTCTCTATCTTCTTCTGTTGCTCTTACTTTTATAATGTTATTTTTGGGATTATCTGTCGGTCTGCCTGTTCTTGGTGACACTGTTTCATCTCCTTTCTTTTGGGTACACATAAATATTAATATATGAGTACACAAAAGTCAATACCTTTTTGAAAAATTCCCAAATCCACAAATCACTAGCTGATATTCAGTTGTCAATGTTCAAACAAACAGGGGCATTTCTGCCCCTGCCATTACATTTTGGAAACAAGCGTTGACAGCTTGCTTTTTGTCATTGTGCGCTCTTCCGGCGTCATGTCGGAGATAAGTTCCGCCATATCCTCCGAAAGCTCTTTCATGTATTTTTCAAGGTCATGCATCTTTGCGTCCTTGTCCTCCGGCGTATTGCCTTTGTGAAGCTCTTTGCTTTCCATGTAGCTTCTGCGGCTCATTCCGCTTTTACCCTCTCTGCGGTCACGCATACCGCCATCTGCCGCAATTGTAGGCTCTGTGTAATACATTTTGCCAGAGTGACGATCCATATCACGGTCGTGTTCCATTTCCCGGTACATTTCCGGTGTCATGTGCCAGTACGAAGGTTCTTCATATCCGCGGCGCGTACCTCTTCCCTTTGGCGCGAATCTGCCGTCTGCATACCGGTAACGGTCATAATACCGTCTGCCGTCTCCGTAACGCTCAAACATATCAAGAACCTGCTCTGGGTCTGATTCGTCCATTGATTTTGTAAGCGTCCGGTAATACATGGCTTCCGCAAGGTCTTTAAGCATGTCCGTGACTTTTCCCATCTCTTCTGTATCTACACATTCGATACCTTTTGCAAACTCACACTCTGCGCTTTCAGACAGTTTTTCGATCATTTTGTGCATTCTTTTAATATCCATAAAACCGCCCTCCTTACGCTTCCCGGACTGCAATTAAATTGCTGTTCTGAACTTCGATTGCCTGCGTAGACGTATTCTGTACCGCTACCGTAACACAACAACCGCGAGGAACGTCCACATATGCCTGCGCCGAAACGTTAAAGAAGTTTTCAACTGCCGCCGGTGTAACAATCATTCGAGTTGACTGCAACGGTTCTCCGTCAATTGCAATAGCCAGTGAAATAGCTTCAACTGTGCCACCGGTAGGAATTTGAATGTTTCCGGAATAAGATACCAAAAATCTTGCCCGGCACTGATTTGTAAGTCCTCTTAATTTAACAATGCCGCTTCCCTGTCTATGAAGAATACATTTTGTTGCGCATACCGGAGTTTCTGTAAATGCCACATCTTCTCCCTGCGCGACAGTTTGAATTGCAATCCCTGTAAATTCTGCCATAATTATTTACCTCTCTTTCAAAAAATAAGGGCAAACATTATAGTCTGCCCTTTGTGTTTATAAGCAATACTGCACAGCAGACATAATCGAGTTAAACTCAATTAAGATACTCAATTATTCAATTTTGTGTAGCAGCTACTTTTAGCAGCTACATCCTGTGTTACATCCACAACCATACGCATAAGCGTTAGGATTTGGCACAACATATGCCGGGATTGCAGCCGGATTTACAGCGTTGATAATCTGCTGTGTCTGCGCTGACATTGCAGTAGTGAGCAATGCAGACTGGCGATCCTGTGATGCGGCTCTTCTTAAGTCATTATTTTCTGCCTGTAAGGAAGAAATCTTTTCCTGACACAGGTAATCAAGGATTGCCCTTGTTCCTGCCTGCTGGCTGTCGATAATGTCTCTTGTGTTGCTGTTCATGGTGTTCTGCAGTGCACAGGTGTTCTGCGCCATATTGTAGTTCACACCCTGGATAGCTTCTCTGGTCTCACAGCAGCAATTAGCCAGCTGGGACTGCAAAGCATTCTGTGCCTGCATAAGTGTTACATTTGTGGTATTAAATCCCTGCTGCGTCTGATATCCAAGGTTGCAGATTGCATTGTCTACACCATGGAAACCGTTCATAACGGCGGTATTCTGTGCGTAAAATCCATCACAGAGACCATTTGCAATACCATCTAACTTCCCGATGATAGCCTGCGTGTCAAATCCACGCTGAATTGCAGAGTCGGTGTATGCAGATGCTGTCGCTCCCATGCCTCCGTTTCCTCCCCAGCCATTGCCGCCAAAGCCGCCCCAGCCAAAAATCATAGCGAAGATAATGATAGCCCACCAGCCATCGCCGCCCCACATGCCATCATTGTTTCTTCCGTTTCCTGTCACTGCTGCAATATCAGCAAGACTAGGAGATGCGTTTCCATTAAACATTTTGTTTACCTCCATCTGATTTATTTACAAATGGGATAACCGGTTATTGTGCGCGCAACCCAAAATGTACTAATGATTAAACATACTCATAACCTTTTGCTTTGCTTCATCTACTGTAATTCCTCTTTCTTTGCAGAGATTCTCCGCCATTGTCTTAAGTCCGACCGTATCTCCGCTTTGATACATCTGCATGGCATTTTTAGCCATTGGATTGTTTTGCATCTGCGGAGAATTTATCATTTGGTTCAAAATCATTTGCATCAGATTCATTCGGATTCACTCTCCTTTTTAATTTGAGAAGTTTTTTTCTGTGGAACCGGAATTTTACCAATACGTTCCTCTAACTGTTCAATTTTCCCAAACAGTTCGTCAAACTTTCCCATAAATGCCCCTGTGCACTCGTCTGATAGGTCAAATTTCATTTTTTCCGTCTCATGCGATAAATTGTTAGTCATATCATTTAAAACAGGCTTAAAAACGATTGTGCGGATTGTACCATCTGAGTTCCAGCTTTTGGCGTATATTTCCGACATATCCTGCTTTGGGAAAAACGCCACGCTTCCATCCATCGGCACATCGTTTGCAGTAATATTTTCAACAGAAGGCACAATTTTCCCATTTATTCCAATAGGCGTCATTTGTGTCTGCTGAATTTGCTGTGTTTGCGCCGGTTGAAAATAATTTTGCGGCTGTTCAATTCTTTGCTGATTACCATATGGATTATACCCATATGATGCCTGATAAGGAATTTGCTGACTATATCCCGGTGCCGGATAAACTCCGTTCATGTTCATTTTCTTCAACCTCCTCCAAAACATCCTCGATTGCGTGAATGATAGATGACTGCGTTGACAAATCTAATGATTGCAATTCTTTTCTGGCAAAAATTTTCTCAAGAACATCGTCAGAAAACATTATCATCCCTCCCTTTGCTTATATTGTGGCATAAAAAAAGACGGTAAAACCGCCAGAATACCGTCTAAATAACGCCTGTTTCCCGCCGTATCACCGCCAAAATTGCAATAAAAAAAGAACGCATTAAGCGTTCGTACGTTTGTTCGTGTTACCTTTAGTGTTACCTTTGATTTTGACCTTTAGAAAAGACACCATTCAAAAACTCCTTTCTTTCAGTAAAATCAAGGCTTCACAAGGTTTTCTTAAACAAAAATAAAGTAGCGGAAGGGAGATTCGAACTCGGTATCAATTCTCTCAAACCCGCATAAATACTGAATTTCTTTATCTCCAAAGGTGTTACCTCGTGTTACCTTTTACATTGATAATGCTTTTGCAATATATTCCTGCATTTCACTCTCTGTCTTGTTATTAAAATAGTAATGATCGAGAGTTGTTCTGATATCTGTATGCCCCATTTGTGTTTTTATTACCGATTCTGGAACATTTCCATCTATCAACTTTGTTGCATATGTCTTTCTTGCCTTGTGAATTGAACGTTCACCAATTCCTATTCTATCACATATCACATATAGCCGCCTTGTAAATGCCTGACCTTTTATTCGTTTACCGTTTTTCATAAAAATATATTGCCCAAATGGATTGAGCATTTTTATTTTTCTCATAAGTTCTTTGGTATCTGCGGTAATTATAACATCTCTAAACCCGGCATCACTTTTAGGAAAATTTTGAACATCAAATACATATTTGCCATTATCATCTCTATATCTTATTTCTGTCTTTGATATATGTATCTTATTTTCTCCGACATCAGACCATGAGAGGGTAGATATTTCCCCAACTCTCAATCCTGTTTTAAATGCCAAAATAATGCCAAGTTCTATCAATGTAGGCTCATCTTCCATTACAAATCGTTCAATTAAAAGTTCCTCATCCTTAGAAAATACCAATTCGCAGTCTGACTTATGGTTCTTTTTAAATGACTTTTCCGAAATTTCCAAATCACCCATAAAACTGGTTATGCTCAGGCTGGTATAATGTTTTTTCTTTGCATATTTGAAAATTCCGTTAATCAATATCCGCATATCAGAATAAGCTTTTTGCGTAAGTTCCAGTTTTGAAATAGCTGTTTTTATGAATGATTCCAATATTTCTTCATCAATGTACCGGATTTTTCTATTTGCAATCGGCAAATACTTATTTTCAAAAAATCTTTTAAAATTTGTCTCGTACTTGTCCTTTGTCTGTCTTGTTATTTCACCATATTCAAGTTTTTCAGAAATCCAATTAGAATATACCTGAATAACTGTAGGTTCATCCTCCTTAGCTTTATAGAACTTTACTATTTCATCTTCAATTGCTTTTTCAGATGTTCTCTTTACAAGTCTCTTTCCTCTCTTATTATCTTCATCTGGCAAATATGTGTAAAACTTTCCATCTTTTCCTTGCCAAATGCTGTAAGTGTGTTTTTCAATAAATTTTTTCCTTTCGTTCATTTCAATTTTTTTCTGAATGGTGTCTATGTTGATAATACCATTTTCGATGGCAATATTCAACAACTCACTATTTGAAAGATTTCCCGTTTAACTCACCTTCTAACTTTTTTACTTTCTGTTTAATATCAAAAATTCTTCTTTCCACTGTTCTTGTTGATACGCATAGTCTCATGGCTATTTCTTTTGAAATAAGTCCACGGGCAAGAAGATAAAATATTTCTTCTTCCTGCTCCGTGAAATTGGCGTTTTCAATAATTGTTTCAAGCTCTGGCTTAGTCAGTTTTGAAAACTTCATAAGCCACTATCCTCCAATATTTTATTCTTCTCCCTGCCAGATCTTCTGTGTACCGTCCATCATTGCCACATATTTTCCGTAGCTCATCCCGGCTTCTCTTGCTTTTCTTAAAACATCATCTAAAGTGCTGTTCCTACATGTTTTTGCGCTTCTTTTCTCTCTGTCTTTTCTTCTGCGGTATTCATTTCTGCAATCCTTTCCACAGGTAAGTGCTCTGACTGATATTGATTTATATTCTTTTCCGCAGATCACACACTTTTTTGTATATACCTTGCTATTGAGCATAATTACACGTTCTCCTTAATCATAACAATCCCTGATATCATCTACGTCTCCTGCCAAAAAGCTGTCAAATACTTCTGCTACTCTCTCTATAAGGTCTCCATCATGTCCATTCACTCTCATCTGCTCCGAGAAATCTTTCTGTGAACACTGAAGTAAACCATTTTCCAACCTTGTCCATTCTTTTCTGTAAGTTATTCCATTCAATTCCAATGTTTCATTAATTCCGTTTTCTGTCAGTTCTACCGTATACTTCATGCAATTATTCCTCTCTTTCTGCATTATATTTCTTCCACGCAACAATTTTACTTCTATAAAAATACTCTGGATCTCCACTAAAGCACTTACCTCTTGTAACAGAATGTCCTTTGCACATAAGAGTGCCAACAAATTCACGCTGTGGCAAAAGTAGGTTGTCGTTTGCTGACAATAAGAAAACCTTTGTATCTAACGGACAACTGTCCATGTCATAATTCCAATCCATCTGTGCCCCTCTCTTTCCATATCATCTCCCACCTCCGCAGCATATACTATTACGGGAGGTGGTATGATGATTGCAAGGTTTTTTATCTGGTTCTAAAATAAACTCGTCGTACTGATAAGTGTGTCCAGTCATGATTCTCCCTAACTGACACAATCTCTCAACCCGTGGTTTCTGCTTAAGATTTGCCATATAATTATTATCCACTTCCGGCGGTATTGATAAATAACATTCCTCCGGTAATGGCAACTGATTTTCTGTGCAGGCCTCGCGGATCTTCGACTGATAATAAATGATATGATTCCGTGTCAGATTCATATTGCATCCATCAGACCAGAACGGATCATTACACCCGTTCTGATTGATATCTTTCCAGTGTTCTATTTCTCTGTGGATGCACTGGCAGTACTCTTTCACTTTATCTTCTGCTGACTGTATCATGGCATCACCTCCGGAACGTCTTCAATCTGCATCTGACCTTCCAAATCATCCGCATTGCGTTCACTTTCTTCACAGGCTGCAATTTCTTCTGCATCCATATCAACTTCTTTTCCAACCTCAATACAGAATACTGGTTGTCCAAGATCTTTAACACAAAATGTTCCTGTTATTTCATATCTCTTTCTTTTTCTCGGATTTGCCAAAATAACACTTATTGGTGCATCATCCGGGAATGTATTCAAGTATTCTTTTAATTCACTATTTTTCATTTTCTTCAAAAGGAACCCGGCGCGCCTTCCCGGGAAGCTCCACTCCTTTCTTGTTTTACTTTAAAATCTCATCTAAACAGGCGTTCCAGCCCTCCCGGTGCAATGTTCTGTCAATACTCTCATAACCAGATTTCAACTCTGGTATCTTCTCTGGCAACTCCCGGAGGGGACACCAATCCGGCTTTTTTCCGTCTGGCACAAGTTTTCCTGTCGCACAGCACAGATATTCGTCATCATTCTCTGTCTCATAGCACAATGTGCATTTCTGGCACACCTGTTCCGGCATATCCATAATCAATACTGCTTTAGCCATACCTCACACTCCTTACCATCCAAATATCACATATCCTGGCATTAAGCCGTACTCCGGCACATCACGCAAAATATACACAATGTTCCTGCCGACCTCGCGTCCGGTATACTTTTCGCCATCCCACTCTTTTAGAATAACTGCATCGCCTATCTGCAAATCATCCTCGTCCTTGCGGATTTCAAACTTCTTTTTGTCGCGGATAACCGCATCAAAATACTTCGGCAATATCTTCTTCTCTATGATTTTACGCATCATTCACACTCCTTCCGGTTTCTCACACCGCTCAAATTCGATAACCCATACATAAGAATTAGCATCCCAGCCGTAGCGGTCAATGTCGGATTTCTTAATGGTGCTGTTCCAAATATTAACAAAAGCGGTTTTATTTCCTGCGCAATCTGGTACAGGATGCAGGCAAGAGCATCTCGCACCCTCTTTCCACGCTCCTTGTGGTGCGATTTTCTGCAACCGCTCCACCCTCACATTCGTAACCTTAAGCCAGATACGTGCGGCTTCTTTCGGCATGTGGATGGATGGTTTCCACTTTGTAACATCGGCAATGTCATTTCTTTGCCAATCTTCGTAGTAATAGTATCCGTTCGGCGCCTTTTTCCATGTTTCCCGGACATACAGGATATCGCCCGACTCGCAAGGCAACTTAAAAAATTTCTCTCCATACCCATCTGCAAATGTACCTCTACACGATATGTACCCTTTAGGTGTAAAAGCGGTATATCCCCATACTGCATCATCAGGAATAAAGCCTTTTACAATTCTTCTCGTTGCATCTTTTCTCCCATCCAGAATCGCCCGAACCATTTTTGTGTTAAATAATATTGGTTTAATTGCCATCTACACCACCTACTTTCTCAAAATAAAATGTAATTGGTTGCTTATTGGGAATTACTAAACCAAAGCGAACCGCATTTTTATAAGTTACGCTATCCCGCATCAAGGTATCTGGCATTGCTTCAACCATCTTTCGGAATCCCTCAAGAGTAGAACGGCTTTTATAATGATTGCAACTCCGGCAGGCAGGGAGCATATTATCCACCGTGTCCGTTCCCTGTTCGCTCCAACCGTTTAAAGGAATAACATGGTCTACTTGCATATCCTTGTACTCTAATTCACACCCACAGTAAGCGCAATGACCGTTGTATTTTGCATATACTTGTTTTCTAACAGATTTAGGAATCGGTTTTCGCATCTACTCCACCGCCTTTCACAATCTCGATTGCGTGCTCATAACTTCTTGCTTTCTCTTTTCCCAAATTCCTGTTATATGCATTCTCCCAAAACTTTCTCTCATTTTCCAACTGCTCCACAATCTTGTCCGGGTCATAGGCGGTCGGATATTCTTCTAGTAAATACAATACTGCATTTGTATTTACTAAAGTTCCATTGCTTAAAGTAACCGATTTTAAATCTTTCTTTAGTGCATCAGCATCAATCAGTCTCATCGTTTGCCCTCCTGTCTAATAATTCGCCTGAACTACTTTTACTATTTCCCAAAAGCAAGCATATATCTCTTCGTAACTGTTTTCCCCAGCAATAAGCTGTTGATCAACGATCTCCTGTACCGCTCTTCTTACAGTCATCGCTTTCTGGCATTCTTCCACTGTTCCGATCGTGCGGTACTGTTCAATTTCTTCAAGTGCATTGATTGCCATTGCATAAGCATTTTCAAATGATTTTCCCCATGATGTATCACACGGAATCGCTTTTCCAAGTTCGTTACAATCATATTTTAATTCTTCAATTGCTTCATTCTCCGTCATGACTCTATCTTTCATTTCTGCCAATTCCTCCTGACTGAATTTTGTGTAACCGATTCCACAATTTGTAAATCCTCCCGCTCTATACGCTATGGTTCTCGGCATTCTACACCTTCAACAGTTCCGGGTTATCAATCTCGTTTCCAATAACATCTATATAATCCGGATTGAGCTCTGCTAAGGAAACACTTACGTCAGTAAACAGGGATACGGCTTCCCAACTCAACGAATCATCTGACCATTTGATAACGTAATCTTCATCTTCGCACCGGAAGATATCTTTCTCATAGATTCCCTCATATCCGGTGCACTGGCAGATGGTAGTTTCATTTACCCTGTGCCAATTTTCAAATCCTAAATCTCCTCTACTCCCACCTTTTGTATACATATTGCTATCATTTGTTGGAATGATAATTGCTTCATAACCATCTTCGGCATCACTTGACCGTATAAGATTTCCTTGTACCCATTCTCCGTTATCAATCCGCTTTGCACGGGATAAAAATCTATTCTCCATCGCGTTCCACCTTTTTTCCTTTACAAACTCCTCTGTGTTCATGCACGGAAAATGAAATACTTCCGGTCTGTTTCATGTAAGTCAATTTTTCTCCGGTCAACTCACATTTGTGTTTACGTTCGTTCAAATACTGACATCTTCCATCACAATACATCGCTTTCCCCCTCCATTTCTTTCAGCTTGGCTTCGGCTTCAGATTCTGTGAGGAATACTGTTTTGCCAATACCAGACAATGAAATCGTAATTTTTTTCTCACTATCTATATAAGCACTTTCCGGACCTGTTTCATTGTCAATCCATTTATGCAACCATTTTGCCTTAACCGCAATCTTCATCCAGTTTCTTTTTGCAAAGCGGAATGAAACAATTCGTGCCGGAAAATATGAGGGAATCTTATGGTCAATCATTGGAAGAATCGCACTATCTACATAAACGGTATCTCCCACCTTGCACGGCAACCGCAGAAGTAATCCCTGCTCTTCGGCTTGCTCTCTATTTGCAAGTCTTTCCGCAATCTCTTCCAGGGCTTTGTATCTTCCATCTTTCGCAAGCTGGGTAATGGTAATTCCCTCATCATCCGGTAAATCTGCTGGATGAAATAAAACTTCTCCATTCTCTGCCACATATGTTAATCTCTCCATGCTATCCCTCACTTTCTGCCTTAAGCCATTGTTCCACCTCTGTAACAGAACACATTGCTACACCGCCCTCAATGGTCTTTACACTACCCTGCTCATATGTTTCGATTGAGCAAAGGAAATCTAAAAGTTCCTCGTCCGTCATGCTCCGGATCCGGTCTGCATTGGTCTGCGGTCTGCATTCTTTCACAATCTCAAAGCACTCACCTTTCCAAGCTAAAACATTTTCTAGCTTATAGGAACTGTAGCCAACATGATAATAGTCCTCTCCGATTTCCTTGTACTTGATTTTGTAATATGGCTTTTTTCCTATCATTGTTACGATAATATCTAAGCAGGAAACTTTAATGCGTTCCGTTTTGCTATCCCGTGCCGCAGTTCTTATACACTCAATCATGACTTTCCTCGCTTTCCCTGTACGGCTCCGGCAGTGGCATCCAAGCATTCACGAACAAATCGTATTCCACATAACTTTTCTCATCGTCCCCCGGATAAAATGCACCGTTTCCGTCCTTATCAGCTTCATATCTGCCAATGTCCGGCAATGTAAAATTTTTAAATGAAATCATGATATATTTATCATCCTCCGGCAGTCTCTCTGTTACCGGAATCCACCCACCAGTCTTTTCTTCCTCTGCCAGAATCCTGTTTACCTCTTCCTCTGAAATCACTTTCGTCAGCGGCGAATATCCGCAGGCTTCTGTTAATGATTCAGCTATCCGGCTTTTAATTCCACTCATTTCCATTCTGATCCTCACTTTCTGCAAGTTTGGCATATTTCCAATCGGTCATATGTGCAGGGCTACCAGCACTCCATGATGTTGCTCCCGCTTCCCATGCATACACCATGTTATTTTTGTATTTTGCAAAATATCTCCGTTTCCATTCACTAGATTCACTATCTCTCACAAGAATCGGTGTATCAACTGGAACTCTACTCCAATCAACCTGTGGTTCGACATATTCGCTGTTCGCCCATTCCTTAAGTCCTCTTGTGCAGTCATATTCGATATCGCATGTATCACAAGATGCTTCACAACAAAGCATCGGTTTTCCTGCAACAATGGCTATATGTTTTCCATTGCACGCAATTTCTGCGATCTCTTTTGCATATTTCTCTCTATTCAGCATCTTTCTTCTCCTTCCCGTACCGCAACTGATACGGCACTTCTCTGAATCTTTTCAACGCATCCTGGTCCGGGTGCTTTGTCGGCATTGACAAGTTATTATTCATTTTTCCGATAATTGCGCGGCGTTTCTTACCTTCTTTCCACATTTATATCTCCCCCTGTCTCTTTCCGATTCTGTTCACAAGCTGTTCTGACCTCGTATAAGCCTTATCCAACAGTTCTAAATATTCATCAAAGGAAATCTGTGCTTTTTCAGATAACTCCCTCGGATAACGCTCTAACAAAGCCTTAATGCACTGTTTCATGTCTCCAAAATATCCGATTGTTCGAACGCTTTCTTTTTCATTGCCGTCCTTATCCTGTCCGGCATATCTCTGTCTCAGGGTGTGATTCAGAGAATCAATCTCCACAAAATATCCATCCTGCAGTTCCACAGTTAACTTGTCCATCAACCATTCCTCCTATATTTCATACGTCTTTCCGATAAAACGCTTGTCAATGTACTTACATTCCCATTCCAAAACACTTGCGATCCCTGTCATGGTTTCATATCCGGTAGCAAGGCAGTTAATTAAATATCTGATTCTCTCATAAACCTGTCTGATCTGATTTCCCGAAAATTTAAACTGTGTTTTAAGGCAGACACCCAACATAGCAAAATAATTAAATACCTGTGCCAGTAAAAACTTATTTGCCTGTATCATGCAGTTCGGTGCAATCTTTCTCTCTACCAGATAAAAGCTCTCACGATACGGAATCTTATTAGTTTCCTCTCGCACGTCAATCTTGCATTTATCTTTCAGATAAAAACCAAGTTCCTCGCCTGTCGTTCCATCCTTTGCATTCTCCACATATGCATCAATAGTCTGCTCAACCTTTATGATTCTTTTGTGTCCGAATCCGAACTTATCATGCAGTGCCTGATATGCCATCATACGGACGTTATAATAGGATTCCTCTATTAGATAATCCGCATTGCTTTGTGCCTTGGCGTGTCTCTGTATTCCGATCAGTTCACTCTTGGAATATCCAAGTGGCTGCATCCGCTTTTTCTTTCTTGCCAGTGCATTACTCATTTGCTCTTCCATCTCCTCTCTACATCCTCAAAATGGCTAAATACAAGACTTTGAACATATTTTGATATATTTGTCCGTGCATATTTTTTAATTAGCATTTCCCCTGCTTCCATCATTCCTTGGAACCACTCATCTTCGTTATCAGCTTCATAAAACTGCTGCCGGAATTTATAATAGTCATTAAAAAACTGCCATTCTTCGGAACCTTTTTCAAATTTCTTACTTGCCATAATCATTCACCTTTTAATCAAATGGTGTGCTGCCACATACTTCTCGGAAACCGTCTTTCTGTCGCATCCGTGCTTGAATCTGTTCAATGGTTTCGGTTCGCTCGATAAATTCCATACGATCACCTTCAAACTGAACAACTTCTCTAAACGGTGTACCCTGTCGATTCTTTTCAACTTTCAAGCCTTTAAATTTTCTGTCTTCATCCAAATTCCACATAAGAATAATATTGGAAGCATCCTGCTCAATATCTCCGGATTCTCTTAATTCGGACATTGTAGGCTCTTTCGTTACATTCATTTCCGATACTCGGTTAAGCTGTGACAATAGGATGATCGGAACGTGAAGCTCTCTCGCAAGTGCTTTGAATTGCTTCGAAACTTCCCCGACTTCGGATGCACGATTATTGAACTTCCGGTTACACCGTACCAATTGCAGATAGTCAACTACGATCACGTCATATCTTTGATGCCTGCATTGCGTTCTTATTTCCTCAATAACATTTGTCTGATCGTCAATTGTGATCGGATATTTTTCAAGCTCATCATTTGCCTTGTCAAAGGCTTCTTTCTCTCCACCAAGAAAAGCCTTTGCCCTGCGAACTCTTGTCAGACCAATCTTTGACATTCTTGAAACAAACCTTTCATAAATCTGACTGTTGTTCATCTCCATGTTGTAGTAACAAGTGTTATAGCCTTTTCTTGCCATATTCTCGATTATTTGTGCCACAATAGCAGACTTACCAACTCCCGGTCTCGCGGCAACAACTGTAATGTCTCCGCCTTCAAGACCGCCAAGGCAATCGTCAAGATGGTAAAATCCTGTCTTTACCCTGTCCTCTCCCACATCATCATTGAAGTATTTATCTTTGTTCTCTGATACGATTTGCTTCATCAACTTAGATTTCTTCAACTGATTAACTTGGATTTCTTCAAGCCTTGTAAGAACTTCCGCGATCGAATTATCAATATCACATGGTCTAAGGCTCACTCTCTGGAAAAGGCTTTTCGTTTCCCTTGCCCGCCAATCCTTAATGACTGCATCCGCATAGTTTTTCATTGCTGTCGATAACGGAGTTGCGGCAATACATTCCTTAAGCTCCCCGGCAATCATTTCCGGCTCCCATTTGTGGTTTTCAAGTGACTGAGACAGTGAAACGACATTAATGTTTTCTCCACGATCATACATGGCAAGCATTTCAGCAAAAGCATCTTGGCAAAATTCAGAGCTGAACATTTCCGGCTTCAATTTGTTATAAACCTTGTACATGGAATCATTGTCAATCAATACACATCCGATCACTCCAATTTCTGCTTCCGTCAACTGCTCTCACCTCGCTTTCGTTTCTCAACTTGACGAATCCAGTAATCGCAATCCTCTTTCAGCCAGTCTCCGTATTTTGGTATGTAGCGATAATTCGTATCATCCGGATTCTTCTCTATATAGTCAGTAACATATGCTACTGTAGCCTCATATATCAGCTTTGCAACGGCTTTCCTGTTCGGCTCGATAACTTCTAAAAGCTTGTCCATCCATGCTACCTTGGCAGACGTTAACGACGTTTTCTTTGGATATGCATTGATCGTGTATTCCCATCCCCATTCCGCGTCAAAGTCCAAATCAGATGCAGGCACGCTTTCTTTTGTATTTTCTTTCTCTTTCTCTATATCTGTATCTATATCTTTCTCTATATCTATCTCTACATTGCAATTTTGTTGCAAAATGTTGCACTCCGTTGCTCCACTGTTGCATTGAAACGCTTTTTGTGCATTTTCCCTAGATTTACGACTTCTACGAGTGCTTGCCGTCTCGCTTCCTAAGTTATCTTGCACAAAAGGCAACTTGTACTCAATGGAATCTGATGTTTCAAGCAATCCGCAGGAAAGAAGATACTGAATCGTTACTTGAACATTGATTTCGTCCTCGTCAATATCAAGGGCGATCTCTTTGTAAAATTCATCTTCCAATCCGGAATATTCCAGATAGCCACCTTTTTTCAACGACAACAACTGCATCTTAAGATAGATGATCGTATATGTATCGCCACCAGCCATCTTTCGGAGTTTTTTGATTCGTTTGCTATCAAAGAAATCATCCATCAGTTTAAGCCAGTAATACCGCTTATTCTCCGCCATTTTCACTACCTCCAAGCAATTCAATAACCTTTGCCCCAGCATCTTCCGGGCGACAAAATACGAACTCAACGCCATACTTAAGTTGCATTGTCAACATAGCTTTTGCCAATACCTTGCCAGATGTCGGCTTTGTTTTCGGTAGCGATACATTCAGCAATTTTCCAAGTGTGTGCATATATGCAATATTGTTATACCGGTCCACTCGAGGATTATGCCATGTAAATACATCATTGACGGAATACACCTTGTCTGTATTTTCAATAAGCACATATAACTTAATTCCGTTGTTCTGCGCCAAAATACACTCGTCACGGAATCTCGGATGTGCTTTTCCACAGATATTCCCTACAATTTCCTGCATGTCCTTTTTCGTGTCAACGGAAACATCATATGTGCCAAGAAAATCCATCTTTTTAAGTTCCATTTTTCTAGCTGATTTTCTATGGATAACATCCGCTACCTTGTCTGTGGCAATTATGTAATCTCCAACCGGCAATGGTGCACGCAAGACTTCCATATCGTGGCTTTTGAAATATCTATTCTTAAGGATATGCAAGCCCTCTTTCTGTCCTTTATCCTCAATTATTAACACGTATTCTCCTTTCTGGCGGTCACTTTCAGCAACCGCCAAAGGTATCTCATGGCTTTCAATTTAGTTTTTTGTGATATATTAAAATTCCTTGCCAAAACATCAGATACCGCATAAATTGGTTTCTTTTAGGTAAATACCAAGGTGTTGCAACCTATTTTAATATTCAAGATTGAATGTAATTCTTGGGTTATATACGCTACCCTCGCTATCGTCGATTTCATAAAAATCGACATCTTCATCGAACTCTGCAGTTACGGTTGCCTCCTGCGTGTCGTTCTCATTGTTCCTGTCAAATTCCGCTTCAACATCGGTATCGAATTTCGCTTTTACATGGAACTCCACTTCTGTATCTGGCTTAAACTGCACCAGATCTTAAATCAACTCATATACTTTCATGCCGTCTCCTTTCAGAACGGACAAAGGTTCATATCAACCTCTAATCCTTTTTCTGCAATATAAACATTTGCTCCATATTTAACTGTTTCTTCTGTCTTTTGTTTGAATAATGCCGAATCTGCTGATTTATCTGATAAGTGAATTAGAACGACATTTCGCAATGCCGGATTATCGTTAGTAGAAATAAAGTCAAGTGCCGTTGGTAAGCTCATATGACCTCTTAATCTGTGTTCGTAATTTGGCTCTTCTCGGTTCACAAACTGCATATCATAGTTGGCTTCCACCATGATGTGATTAACACCATTAAATCTCCATCTGACGTATTCCGTGTCTGTTGCATACACCAAGCTGCCAATATCCGGGTGTGTGATGTAAAATCCGTAGCAGGGGCACTCTGAACCGTCTCCGTTGTTGTGTAGCCATCTGCCGGACTTATCCCGGTTTTCAAATGCTCGTATGCTAAAGCTTTCTTTCCCAAACTGTAGGATATTTCCATCTATCAATTTGAACGGCTCCCACACTGGAATACCGGCTCTAACATACTGAAAGAAGTACTGATGATGGTCTGAATGTATGTGGGTTGTGATTACTGCTTTAATCTTTCGCACATTGAAATCCAGTGCTTTCTTAACTTCCATAAACGGCAACCCTGCTTCAATAATTAACGCTTCGCTTTCATTTTCCAGTATGTAGCAATTACCGGATGAACCAGAGCCTAAGGCTTTAAGTTTCATACCTCTTTCACCTCAATTTTCAAATATGTGTTTATTATCGATTATCCAAGGATGTTTCGTGTAGTCTATATGGCTTGCCGCATTTGCAACTGTTTTCCGTAGCATCTTTAAATGTTCCTCACAATGCTTTCTTCCAGATACCGCCGGTCTACCACAGATTATGCACAATCCTTTATCCTCCCGGTACTCCCTTTGGCTTGTGGACTTCTCGCACGAACGCCTCTTTGCCAAACACCTGTTGCATAAAACAGTTCCGCATACTGCATTACGTTTTCCACACTTCACGCATATTCCACTGGACTTATTCATGTAATATCTGGTACGGACTCTTTCTTTCCGTGCTTCTGCCTGTTCCGGTGTTTCCCTTGCAAGTCTCTTAGCCTCTACCTTCGCTTTCTTCTCCCGGCACTCAGCGCACATTTTGTACTGCGTTCCCAATATGCCTTTGTGACATCTGGAGCATATACCAAGAGATACATAAGGGTCTTCCGCTTTTTCTCTCATTCGGCATCCTCCAAAAACCATATTCCTTCCGGTTTTAAAAAGTTGCCCTGAACAATGTTCTTTCTGAATATACTTTCTGCTGTCGGTGCAAGATCCGTAAGTCTCTGTATGCTCTCTTCTATGTTGTCTGCCAGAATATCAATGCCGAATAATGTCTCTGCAGCTTCCGTTTCAGTCATTCCTATTGACAGTTTCCGTTTCAAGATTTCCACAAGGAAATTTCCAGTACCACACGCAGGCTCCAACACTGTTCCTCTCCAACACTCTGCACCACCATTTTCATCTTCCAACATATTGCACATCTTTTGTACCATCCAGCCCGGCGTATAAACTTCTCCAAACTTTTTGATGCGTTCTCGGCTTTTTGTAATTTTTTCTTTCTGCCTATTTTCCATTTCTGTGATAAAACTCACTCCTCACATCAATAATCTGTCTTGTCTGTCCCAACAATGCCCGATTATGCTTTGCCCTCTGCTCATTGTCACAGATAAATTGCTTGCAAATTTCTGGTCGAACCGGATAGATTCTGCATTTCTCGCAACTCTTGTCCGTATCAAGAAAAGGACATGTCATATCATATGGTCGATTCACAGTAGGAAGCAGGTGCCTACACTCTTTGATATGGTTCTTACGGATATATCTGTGAATTGCATCTACTTCCTTTCTGCTCATTGGCAAAAGGTTGGAACAGCAGTTACCGCATTGGCTACATTTTCCATCTTTGCAGAAATTGTAAATGTTATCTTTCATGCCTTTCTGCACGGATTCTAAGACTGATATAACTTCCATAGGCTACTCCAATTCTTCCTCTGCCGGGAACTGAAATACTTTCATGTAATTCTGGCTTGCATATTTTTGATATTCTTCTCTAAGCATTTCCATGGCTTTCTTTGCCTTTTCTTTCGTGGAATATTTAGCTGTTATTGAAGTCTCATTGTCTCCGATTGCCTGCATCCGGACAAATGTTGCTTCTTTCGCCCTTGTATCAATAAAAACAATGCTATTTTCGTACGGAAAATCCAATGTGCCGTCCTGTGATATAACTCTCATGGCAACCTCCTAATCTTTCATAAAGTCCGGTACGTTCTCGTCATTCTCAACGACTTCTCCGGCTACTTTCTCCGGCTCTGGTTCAACTACTTCGCTCCCGGTCTCAATAGCTTCGGATTCAGCTACAACAAATGGCTCTGAATTGGCATTTTCGGAAATATCACGCTTGACCTGTTCCTGCAAATCTTCCATCGGATATTCCTTGAAATCGTTGTCCTGCATTTCCTCTTTCGTATATAATCCCATTGTCAGCTCCGGGCAATTCAGACTGGAGAAGAAAGATGCGGCTCTGTAACGAAGCATTAACTGTGGCATGGTTTTCCACTTACTACCGTTCTTACTAAGCCATCCCTCGGCTTTAGCCATTTCCATGTCCACGGTCATTCCCTCAACTCTACGACCATTTTTCGTAGTCCAAGCAAGGCACGAATAAGGCTTGCCATCTTTATCTCTAGTTTCCTCAAACTGTAATTCCATATCGAATTTGCCGGAATTATTGATTGCCGCAATCAGAAACTTTGAACTCCAAGACGGTCTACCCTGAATCACATACAGATTCTGCATAACCATCAGTGGGCTTACTCGCAGTCTCTGCGCCTGCTCAATAGCAATCAGACAGTTTGCATCGTTCTTCTGGAATGTTGCCGGAACGATAGTTGAACTCGCCAACGCCTTTGCCATCTGCATAGCCATAATGAAATTATCTGATGTTCCAAAAATTCCAAGGCTATAGTCTGTAACCTTGTTGTTGCTGTGTGCAACCTCTGTCTTTTCCTCTTTCTTTTCCTCTGCCTTTGCTACTGCTGTGTTCTCTGCCATAATTATTTTTCCTCGCTTTCCATGATGATTTTTAATTTGTTTTCTTCTATTTCAAACTTTTCTTTTGCCGATTTAAGTTCCTTTTCTGCGGCTTCTCTAAACTTTTCCTTTGCATAATCGAAATTCGGCTTTGTAAGGAAAATATTTTCATAATAGCCAGTAATTTTCCCTTCGTCCTCTTTTCTAACAAAGCTCATGCAATTTGGAAAACCTCTTTTCTTATCAACTGGATAATATGTCTTTGGTTTTTCAATCACTTCCATTTCTGTGACGGAGATTCCGTCCGAATTAAGTCCATAAAAATAAAGTTTCACTGCTTTTCCTCGCTTTCCTCGCATTTCTTCACAACTGCCACCTTATCAGCACCGTATGTCTCTACCCACTTCATATCCACGGTTTCATCTGTAACTGTTAGCTTTGCACCATTGGCATTTACAACCGTGTCACCGGCTTTCACAGAATCCTCGGTGCGGTATGTATAGCTTCTGGTGCTGTTTGGAAATTTTGCTTTGATATAATTCATTCTGATACCTCACTTTCCGCTACTTTCTTTTCCTTTTCAAATTCTTCTTTACTGCAAATCAATAATCCACCAATATAACTATCTGGCTTTGTGAGTAATCCTGTAACAATTTCATTTGGCATAGCGATCGCCACATTTCCCCATCCGTCCTTGCCACTCTGAGCAGATATGATATTGGATAATGGGGCAAGCTTTAAGTCCTTGTTATCCTTCTGCGACATTCGTTCCATTATTCCTAATGCTCCAATGCTCATTTATACACGCCTTTCTTTCCTTTATTTCTTGCGTCTCTCTCACAATACGGAAGAGAACAATGTCCGTATTCCGCAAAATCAAAGAATCCTCTCTTACTTGCACTCTTCCAACGCTTGCATGACATACACCGTGCATCCGGCTGTGTGACGTTGTTTCCAATTCCTACACTTGACATTTACACTCCCTCGACTTTCAACTGCTTGTCCGCTGATACGCTCAAAAGAATTAACTGCGTATCCATATCCGGCACATTGAACTCATTCAGCGATTCGGCGTTATCTACGAAAATCGGCACGCTCACACCGTACAATTCGCTTAACGAGCGGATAATATCAAGTCCGGCTACAATTCTGTGACCACTGTTCAAAGTCGAATACGGAACGCCATTTACAGTACACTCACAGCAATCTTTCATGCCGCCATTTAACTGCATTTCAAAGAGTTTGAAATTTACGGTCTTGAAATGGCTGTTAATAGATTCTGAAACCTTATCCAGCTTGAAACGAATGAACTCTTCCAAGAGATAAAGCATCTGTTCCTGATCGGCAACTTTCTGCCCGATTTCTTTCTGCTCGTCACGAAGCGTTTCGATACGATCATCAATCGCCACATTGTTAGCCGCCTGCGCAATAACCTTGTTCACCTCTTCAAGCTGACTCTGCAGATCGGCTTTCTCGGCTTTTAAATCAGTAACAACCTTGTCTGCGCCCTCGGATTCAACCTTTGCAATATCAGCAAGAATCTTGTCATGCTCTGTTTTCAGCTTCACATACTCTTCATTCTGCGAATAATCAGCTTCTGCCGGGATCTCGGATAACTGCTTTGCATAATCATTCTGCTTTGCAAGTGCCTTGGATTCCTGCTCTTTGAGTGCCACAATGTCTTCCTGCAACTTGGCGTTTTCCTTTGTCAATCGCTCAATATCAGCCTTGCAAGCGTTGCCCTTGTCAATCAGACCTTTAAGTTTTGCGCCCTTTGCATCATCAAATGCTTTGCGTGCATCCTCTAACTGCTTGGTGGCACGTGCCTTGGCATCTGCCTTTTTCTGCTCAAAATCAGCCTTAAGAGACTCAATCTTATCCTGCGGCAACTTCTGACCACATAAGGAACAAACCGTTGTAGATTCATCAAATTTCCACTTGGATTCGTCAAAGAGATATGGCATTTCATCAAATGCCTTGGAAAATTCTGCATTGTATTCAACACCAAGATTTTTCCGCTCTGCATCTGTATCGGAAATTGTCTTCTCATTTGCCTTGATCTGATTTTCCGCAGACTGAATCTGATTATGTAAGTCATTGAACTCTCGTGTTGCATCATCCTTGGCACTGTCAAGACCTCTACGTTTTGCGGAAAGTTCGTCATTCATGACCTGCATAATGCCGGACATATCAAATTGCAACTGCATTTCCTTGCTTCTCAAATCGCCTAACGTGCTACCGGCATTCTCCATTTTCTTGTCACATTCAGCGATTCTTCTTACCAGATCTACCTTTGCAAGTTCCTGCTCTGCCACGTCAACATCAACCTTGGATTTCTCGGCTTCATCAATACGTACCGGAATCTCTGACTGTTTCTTTTTCCACTCTGTAAGAGCTTTCTGAAATTTTGCACGAATATCATCCGTGGACGGTGCTTTCTCCAACTCGCCGAGTAATTGGGCATACTTAGCATCTGTCTGCGCCAGTTCAACATCCGATACATCCGTTACAAGGCGCATCAGAATATCCCGCTGCTCTTTCCATTTCATGGAAGAGAAATACTGCGGATTGGCCAGCATCTTGAACATATCCTCGCTCTGTGCCAGACTGGAAATATATTCTTTGAAATCAGCTTCACTTTTTGGATAACCGTCAATCTCAAATGAATTGACATTTCCCTGCAATGCAACAGTATCAGTACCACGTTTCTTAACCCAATTCTGCTTCTGAACCTTTGAAAGTTCCACTTCTTTCCCATCAACGTCAATAACTCCCACAACCTTAATTTCTACATTATCAATGCGGTTGCCGTCCTTATCCAGTGGTCGAACATTGAACTTTTCCTCTCCGGCACTATTCTTGTTAAACAGAAGCCATGTAAACGCATCGAATACCGTTGTCTTTCCTGCGGCGTTCTGTCCTTTGATACTTGTCTTATTGGAGAAATTCACATCAAGGCTCTTAATTCCCTTGAAATTCTCCATATGTAATGATCTAATTTTCAGTTTCATTTTCCTTCTCCTTCCACTCTTTATATTTTTTAAGTGCCTCTTCAAAGCATGCTTCATCGTCAATATATCCAAGAGCTGACTCTATAATTTTTGAATTAATAGTTGTTCCCTTTTTCCCCATCAGCTCAATGTCTCTTTGGTGTTCATTTGCAATAATGGCACATGCTGTATGAACTTTCGTCCTGCATGCAACCAGATCTGCATATTCCTCAACGGAAATTGTAACGGTATTTTCTGCCATCTTAATTTTCCTCCTCTAATACATTAATTTTGCTCACAGACACCTCATATGCTGTTCTCTGCTCTTCTGTCCCATCTTCGTACATCTTTACATACCCACGGCTCTGAATGCGTCCGGTAAGTTTCAAATGCGTTCCAACCGGAAGTCCAGATGTATACACCGCATTTCTGCCCCAGACAACACACGGAATATAATCTGATTTGCCATAGGAACGATTGACTGCGATTAATAAATCTGCAATTTCTCTTCCAAGCGGAGTTTTCCTGTAAATCGGTTCTTTGCATACATATCCGTCAAGCTGGATTTTGTTCAAATCTGTATGCTCTCCCGGATTCGCTTTTTCAATTTCACAGACGAATACATATAATAACAGACGATTTCTCTTTTCCTCATGTTTGTTATAAGAACTATACACACCGGAAACATTAACGGCAGTGCCCGTGTATTTATCATTCAGATTGATTAATCTCTCTGAAATAATTAATGGGATAATATCAGCCGTTCCACTTAATCTATCCACTTTGAGGTACATATTATAAAATCCCTCTCCAAACACCTCATGGTTAAATTCCGGCTCTGTGATAATCGTTCCTGTAAGTTCCACTTTATTGTTTTCTGCTCTCATATTTGAATTTCTCCTTTTCTTATGCTAAAATAGGCGCAAATAGCTTATGCTATTGCTTTGATTGGGAATCATTCAGCTTTGGTCGGTTCGGATGATTCCTTTTCTTTTTCATAACTTCTTTATAATAAGGAAGTTTCTCTTTATCTTCGTTGCTGTCGCATATATAAATAATTCCATCGTCTGTTTCTTCATCTTTAAAAACATGATCCTCGACTATTTCTTCTGCTTCCTGCCAGTCTCCATCCACTTTGCATCCTATGTAGATCAGTAATAATCCACCTAACACAGGAATAGCTACCATCGGATTTACTGTTGCATCTGCGCTGATTCCAAGAAAAAAGAGTAACGCACCGGCTAATTCAATTACCTTTGCTATTTTTTTCATAGGCATCCTCTCATGTAATAGAAAAAAGTTTTTTCATCTTCTTTTTAGGACTTTTTATTTCAAACTTTTCTCCTGTTTCATCGTCGATCATGTAATTGCCGTCGGAATGCATCGTATGTGGCTTTACTCCCTGTTCTTCCATGAACTCAAGCAAGATATCTTTGCCACCTTGTAAAATATTCATCTGACTTACAACTTCCATCCAATAAACCATAAAATGTGTAATATCCAAGTTCTGATATTCCATAAGAAATTCCGGTGCTTTATCTCCTATCAGTTTGTCCATACCGAACTTCTCAATGTAATTCCTTGTATAGAAGTAATCTTTCCACTGGTATTTTTCTCCATCGAATGTCTTTTCGATAGGAAACATATTCATAAATTCTCTTGGTGTCAAAGTCCCCACCATAGCACATATCACTTCAATAATATAAAATTCTTTTGTCACAAAGTCCGACTCTCCACGCTTTAACGACTTGCAATCAGATTTCCCTTTTAGTTTTATCAGCAAGTACAGATTCTTCTTGAAATCATCCGGATAAGCACTTTTAGACTCCTGTATTGTCATATTTTCCCAAAGACCTGCCATTTTACATTTTCTGTCAAATGCTCGTGCATAATTAATCCACTTAGGTTTAAAGTCGATCAGCTTTTTGCCGTCCATGACGTAAAAATTAAGCATCTTCATCATCCTTTCTCTCAATTAACGGTAAAACCCCATTCTTTTTAAGCTCTTCATACAGGAACAATCTTCCTTTTTGCGTCCATTCCGTCTGCATAACCACATCAGACCGCCCATTCGACCTTGTAATATCAATAGTCTTACTGTGAACATATCCAAGCCCTTGATATTGCCTGTATAAAATCCACTGTTTTCCTACTTTGCGCTGAACTCCTAACTCTTTCAGCATCTTATTAAACGCTTTAGCAGATATTCCATAATCCTGTGCGATCTGTGTTACCAGTACTGTTGATTTACTGTTCAAAATCAAATCCACATAGTTGACTTTTGGTTGCATTTCTAAAATGATGTTATTCATTTCAACAACTTCGGTTTCAAGTTCCTGTATCTGCTTGTCTTTCTGCTCAAGCATCTTGTGCGCTTCAATAACTGCAAGTGCCATAAGTTCTTCGCCGGTTGGAAAAACTGTTTGTGTCTGGTTGTAATAATTTTCTTCCAGTGCATCAAACTGTTCCCATGCCTTATCAGTCCCAAGCATTTTGCAATGACGGCTTGCACCTCGACGTGTCCAAAGATAAAGCTGATTCGCATTTTTCCCAACAAGGTCGAAATTTTCTACCATGTTCTTAAAAGCCTTTAAGTCAGATCCTTTTAGCAAATAATAATGCTCTCCCTCTTTAAACCGTTCTGCATTATTGCTATAGTTCTGTTTGATTTTCACATCTGTTGCTCCGTACACATCAGCCAACTGTGCGGTGGTGATAACTCTTTGTCCTTTCCACTCAATGACCGGCAATTCTTTTGTTCCAATATGTACTAATTCGTTCATTCTTCTCCTTTCCGGATTTTTGCAATAAAAAAAATCCAACTACCGCTTTGATAGTTGGAAAATACTGGTTGTCTCTATTTTGCTTTGTTGATACAATTAATGTACGGCGGCGGCCATCATGAAAGGAACTGTTATCATGAAAATCGTTAGTATACTTATCTCATTATTGGCATGGCGTGTTGCCGGTTACGACTTCTTCATAATTCTAACCATAACATCCATGACAATCGACCTATACAAAGGATTTAAAAAAGTACAAAAGAGATTAAATAAAATACTAAAGATGATGCGGAAAATAAAGCAATAATGTAACTCATTTCCTGCCGCCGTCGCATATTAATTGTATCAACTGATTTCCTGTGTTACAAACACATTTAATCTGCAAATTTAGACATATTTCTCAACTATCTCAATATTCAGTTCTTCTTATTCTTTCGTTTTTGAGTTCCCAGTTTCTTCACTGGTTGCCTTGCTTGCTGAACCCTCGACCATTCCCAGAACATATCCTTTCTGAAAATCGTTCATTTTGGGAATCGCGTCTTTCAACTTTTCTACAACTTTCTTTTCCTGTTCGCTCATGTATTCACTTCCTTTCTCCCTGTGATATAATTTCCTTATTAAATAAGGAAAGGCGGTGATAATATGGATAATGGTTATTCTGAAACATTTGCTACATATGAGTTTGCAGATAAAGGAACATATGTATGTATGCAATGCGGTGGCGAAAATAAAATTGGAATCGTCACTGTAAAGCAAGGCGAAATGCTACCAGAATGCAAAGAGTGCGGATATACTACATGGATTAAAATAATGTAGGATTTTTAAACACTCTCTTTTCCTCTGCGAGCGTTTGGCTTGTAACCGCCAAGTTATCATCAACCATATGCTCAATGAGGAACGTTCTTTTTACCACTCTCGTTCCATCTTCACATACTTGTGAAACATGCAAATACATTTTCCCATCTTTAATAAATGGAATAATAAGTATGCTCTGCAAAAACTTCCACTTCACAAAATGCTTATTAAAAAATGCAACTGCATGAGCCTTGATTTTACTCACTGTATCATCCCTTTCTGTGATATAATATTTTCAAAAACGGAGGAATTAACATGCTTCTAAAAATCGAAAGAATAATATTAAAGAAAATATCTAAAACGAATTTTTCAATCAAACTTTCCGATATAGGTAAATTTGATGGAGAAGATGCATACCAAGCGTTTTTGGATTTACAGGATAGAGGATATGTAACGAAAGTAAACACATCTATGGATAGATCGAGTTTTAGCTTCATAGTTACATCCAAAGGCAGATTCTACAAAGAATATCTTTTCTTGGAATTTTTGAGAAATATCCTCATTCCTTTTATTGTGGCTTTGATTACAGCAACTGCTACATATCATTTAGAAAAAGTAGCAGATAGCTATTCCGACAGCGGCACCAGCCAATGCGCTTACGAGTTGGATTCCACCGACAATGAATGGCTCAAACTTATCGAGTAAGTCACGCTTTTGCCGAAATGTCATTTTTTTCACCGTCTCACCTCTTTTCCATTTCTTTTGCAATATTATAATAACGCAATAGAAATATAAAGTCAATAACAAATTATTGCTTTTGTGATATTTTTGTGATAATATTATTGCAGAAAGGTGGTGAAGACTTGAGTGCAGTAAACGAACGCTTAAAATCTTTAAGAATATCATTAGGAATGAACCAAAAAGATTTTGGAGAAAGAATTGAAGTTGCGCAAACTTATTTATCTCAAATAGAAAAAGGGGATAGACCTGTTACCGACAAAATTTCAAAAATTGTTTGCTTACAAAATTGGAATGGTAAAAGCGTAAATGAAGAATGGTTCCTAACTGGAAACGGTGAAATGTTTGTTCCGGAAACTAAAGATGAACAAATTACAAGATTGCTTTCAGATGTGCTAAAGAAAGAAAATAGTGATTTTAAAAGAAGACTTGTAACTGCATTATCAAAACTTGATGATACCGGTTGGAAATACCTAGAAGATTTTATTGATTCTATTTCAGAAAACAAATAAGAAAAAGCCAAGGGCAATGCGCAAACCCTTGGCTTTCTTTCTATTCTAATAAATTTTTAACAAATACATATATAATTCTTAACCATTTTTCATTGTCGCAATTCGCGACCATTTCAGTTATTTTTTGTTTGTAAAACGCTTTGGCTTCATTGCACTCTTTTTCCCCCATATTGATTTCCTCCAATCATTCCGCACTTCCGATAGCGATACACAAATTATAGAACTTATGTTCGATAACGTCAACCCCATTTGACAAATTGCTACAAATTACAAACTCGTTTGTAGTTGAGGGACAAGAAAACGCCTTATCCCGCCCCTCAGCCAGAACTTGAAGTGCCCTTATCGGACAATTTTATTTTACAAATTTTCCCGCAAACATTCAATTTCTTTCGGTCGCAAGTTTCGACAGGTAAATTTCTTATTGTCGCAGAATGTCGATTGATTAGTTTAAATTTTGTTAAAAAATTAATTACTGGTTGAAAATTATGCATCTGCCAGTTATCTGTGATGAATTTTAAGTGCATAATTTTCCTTTCTGCCCGTAGGCTTGTTATTTAAAAGAGCCGGCTACACAACACATGGTCATGTAATCGGCTCTTAGGCTCTTGATTTTATTATATTTAATTTTTAATGCAGTTTTTTTACAGCTTAGGTGCGATCTTTACCATATTTAACCATTCCTGCACATTAAGATTTGAACCTGAGTTCTGATAAGTACTGAGTGTACCAGTCTGTCCCGGTCCGAAAGTGCCACCACTCGTTACCTGTAAAGTTGATGCACCGCCGGATACCGCAGGAACTCTGACTCGTCCCATGACATAGTTAGATGTTGTATTTGTTATAAAAACTTCACGAAACCCATTTGCGTTTGAACTGAAAGTGACAAGACCTGTAATAAGATAATACCCATCATCCGGGACAGTGAAATACTGCACGACAGGAGTTTGGTCATTATAATTTGTTGCAGTATTGGATAAGGCAGATACATTATTTTTGGCATCTGACTTTTTTAAATATGTGTCTGGAATGTTATTACCATCATAATCTGCACTAGCACGGGCAACTCGTACGCCAGGATAAGTATCATTCTGCTCGTTGTGTGCAATGAGATCTATCATATTATCATTATTAATATTAAACATTGGCATAAGCGAACCCATAATTCCAGACCAGTCGCTTTTCATTATTTTAATAAAATACTTATTTGCTAAACCGCTGTTTAACGATGATATCGCCCCGGTACAAGTACCATTCCCAATCTTAGAAATGTCTGTCGTTCCAAGCATTTTATAGAGATACCGCACATTCTTGAACATCTGTGACACCTTTGCAAAAATTGAAGAATGTTTTTCGCCACTTGATAATTTTGGTACGCTTGTCCATGCTGACACTGATCCGTCTGCCACATCACTACTCGTAAAAGTTGCTGTATTCTCTGCTGTATCTCCACCGGTTGCCACTGCACCGACGTTTTCTGCTGTCAGTACCACATTTCCCCGACGGTATGATTTTTCTTTCACACCTTTCACGCCAGTAACCGGCGTACCGGCAAGCACATCCCACTTTTCATCCGATGTTTTGTAGATGTTTGCTCCCGCAGGGACTGTACTGCCCGCTCCCTCTTTAAAATCATCCGTGGTGGTAAATTCATCTGAAATATTGTACATCCATCCGGCATTGACATCCGCAAGTGCCGGAAGATCTGCAAATGCAACTGTTCCGTGTGGCTGCAATCCACCTTTAAGTCCTTCTGATATGTCTTTTGCCTGCTGATAGTAATACTTGGCATTGTCAGAATCCTCGCCCTCTCTGCTTCCTGTACCACCAACAGCATAACTCTGTGCCTTGGTTGCACTTTCTTCTGCAGATTCCGCTTTACCGATGATCTCCGCAGCCTTTTGAGTTGCAATATCTGCTTTTTCGGCTGCTGTATCAGCTGACTGACTGGCGGACGATGCTTTCTCCGTGGCTGTGGCGGATGATTCACTGGCGGATGTCTCACTGACTTTTGCGTTGCTTTCGGATGCCGCTGCCGCCGTAGCTGACTTCGCTGCCGCTGTCTCGGACGCCTTGGCATTGTCCTCTGATTTTTTTGCCGCTGTTTCACTGGCTTTTGCGGCATTCTCACTTGCTTTGGCGTTTATTTCAGACATTGCCGCTGCCTGCTGGCTTGACTCTGCCTTTGCTACTTCCACCTTAATTTTTGCAAGATAGTTTGGCTCCAAGTGTTTTTCCTCGATGCTACCCTCTTTGACGATGGCAGACACTTTTCCATCCTTATCAATATAAAAAGCTACCGTATCAGAATTAAGGAACTCATACTGTGTAATCAGTGCCGACAGGTCTATGTACTGCTTCGTACCATCGATCAGAGTCAAAATAATCTGCTGTGTAGTCGGGTTATAATCGAAGTTGATCGCGATCTTCTCCATCTGCGTATCGATCATAACTTTGGAACCGTTCTTTTTCGTGATTGTGATAATTCCCGTCGATTCCTCGAATGTCACGTCTGCAACAAGAGTTGCTACCTCTGTTTTCGTGGCTTTTGTGGTATCAAGAGTGATTACACGATCATCAATAACGCCAATAGCTGCGTCCATTTTGTTAAGATTGCTTTCATTAAGCGGTGTTTCATCACTCGGGTAATTCTCCCAATTAATAGCACTATGCGCTTTGTTCATGGTCCTCACTCTCCCTTTCCTTTGCAAGCTTCATCTGCTCCCGTTCGGCTATAACATGTCTGTTTGCTTCTTCCTTAATCTGCTGCAGAATATCCTTAAACACTAGGTACTTAGCTTCGATTGGGACATCCTCACACAAATTTGCATAATTTATAATGTCGTTTTCAAATTCCCGAATTTTTGCATTTATCATAGATTTTCCACCTTTTCCTTTAACTGTTCTATCTCGTCATGCTGCAACTGCACTGTGGCAACCAGATCAGCAATCAGTTCCGTATATTTCAGTCCGTAATACTTTTTCCCATTGCTGTCTGAAAACGTTTTTGGACAAATATTCCACCCTTTTTCCGCTTTTTTCAAAACATCCTGTGCAATAAATCCATGATGGAACCCATCTTTTTCGAAATTATAACGATACGATTTTGCTCTTAAAGAATAAATAAACTCAGATGATTGCTTTTTGCTTAAATCTAAAATTGTGTTTTTTATTCTTTTGTCAGATCCATTAATTACTCCACCTCTGAATCCACCTACTCCGGTATCTCCGTCTAAATGGATCATCATGTGGTCATTATCGTTTGCGCCTTTATGCAATGAAACCTGATTATATTGAACCGTACATTTATGAACAGGACTTTCAAGCGTCCCTTCCACTGTTCGAAATCCATCCGTTCCCATCTGTACAAGTGTTCCACTGCGTTTAAATTCAATAAGGTTTTCTACAGACTCTTCCGCTTGAATATGCATATATCCCCCGGTCATTTCCATAGAACCTTTTAATTCAAGCAGTTTTGCTTTAATTTTGATACCCTCGGCTGACTGGTTGATTTCTGAAATGACGCTGTCTTTTGATACTTTCAAGCTGATCTGCTTTGATGACTGCGTAATCGTACTGGACGCACTCGATGAAAGCTGCTTAAATTTCTTTATCAGAGTCCATTTGTATTTTCCACTGCTTATTCCACCATCTGGTTCGCAACTATAAAACTTTCCAGTATTCTGATCCAAAAAACTGTGTCCAGAATAATACGAAGATGCAGGGTATGTATCTTGTGGATTCCCGAAACCACAATGTGTAACGTCATAATCTTCGGTATCCCATACTGTTAAAGAAGCACTGACTTCTGACCGTATCTTAGTTGCGGTCACCTCTATCTCTCCGGACAAATCGCCCTCTGCTTCGCTTGCTCTCGTAACTTCCGCTGTAATCTTGTCCTCATTAATTTTAATAGCTGCTGCAAGTTCAACTTCCTGCCCCTGTGCTCTTTTTACTTCTGCTGTAATACTGCTCGCATTTTGCGTGATTCTCGATGATAAACCATCCGTTGTATTTTTAACTTCTGTGCGAATTTCGGTTGCGGTCTGCGTGATCTGTGACTGCAATCCCTTCTCAACATCAGTTATCGTGCTCTGTGTCTTTTCAATGGTTCGCTCCAACACATTGCTCTTGCCTTTGAGCTTTAAAATACTTTTCTGTATTCCGTTCGCCCCGTTTGTCCGGTACTCTTCCCCATCCGCTTCCAAATCATCACGCAAAGCCTGTATACCTTTCAGGGTTCTTTTCAGAATATAGGACTCAATCAGTTCATATCTGGTCGGCAGCCGCACTGCATCCCCGACCTCAAGACACGGATTTCCTTTGCAGTCCGCTGTAAACGGGCGGTAAACAATCCCTCTGATCTTGGAAAGGATATTTTTTGCAATGCCTTTCAGTTCTTTTGTGCCTTTGCCATATACAAGAAAATTATCCTCGATCACATAGGCATTGTCTCCGGTACCCACAATCACACCGATATCATTCTTCTGCTCCCGGATCTGTAACTTATTGATTGTTTTAACAAGAAAATCTTCATACTCAGCCGTTATATATAAATCCTTCCCGATACGGTTGCTTTTCGGATCTCTTGGATACAAATTATCCGCCGGATAAAGATCATTCCTTGGATATAATCCCTGTATCTCCTGTTCCAGATAAATATAATGAAACTTCCCGTCACGCCCCATGTGCCCCATACAGCCATTGAGCTCACAAATACAGGACAACACTTCCTTGCCGCTCATAGATTCGCCTATGGTGCTCGATTCCTCTGTATCAGAACTTGTCTCACTGGATGGCGTGACTGCAACTGTTTTTTCAATAGACATGCCGTCATTAACCAGTATAATGTCAGCCTGCTCAATCCCGAAGTGCTTAAAAAAGCTGTCCCGGAATTGCTTCATTGTGACCGGATCATAAACTGTAACAGTCGTAGTTTTTCCATCTTTATCTTTCTGCTGCTCTTTATGGGATGGAAAGACAGTGTTATACCATGCTGCCACATCTGCATTTAAAATGTCATAAATGGCATCATATGCAACCACATCACGGCACGTTCTGTCTGCCGTGGGCGTATCAGAATCAACCTTATATCGTCCGAACTGGAACGGGATATCTGCATGTCCATCAAGGGACATTCTTACCGTCATCCATCTGCCCTTCATTGGCAAAAATGTATTTGACACCGTGAATTTAATCATGGCGGCTTCGCATGATCCAAACGTCAATTCCTGTTCCGAACACAAACTTTCGGTCAATTCGAATTTTTCTTGGTGTAGCTCTGTATTTGTGATATTGATTTTTCCGTCATCAGATACGATGGATAATTGCTTATCTACCGTATCTTTTTTGAACAAGTCGCCATATTTATAATTAACCACCGTACACACCCCCTATGAAAGCAAGCCGAACTGAATTGTAATGAATTATTCCATCATATGTTCCGTATATCGTAGGCTGAAAATCTGCCATATAGCCGTACTGCGTCACATAATCGTCGTATTCCGGGATATACGCTGTGATATAGCATGCTCTCCCTGTCGCATTTGTGAACTGGCTTCTAATATTGTTTAAAACCTCATTGAAAGTCTTATTTGTCAGCATAGCTGTGGTTTCAAATTCGACCTTTAACGCCTTTAACTCCACGGCATTTCTATGCAGATAGCCGTTGGCGTCTGTATAATCGTCCAAATCCTGCATGTTGACATATGGACTGTATGTTTCTGCTTTCATAAACGACATCGGCACTATGTAATTGCCAATCTTTAACAGCCATCCGCTGTACGCCATGCGAACACCTCCAATCAAGTTGTCTTTTCAGATTTACAAATATGAACACCGTTATCATCACTTAAAAATAAGATTTCAGTTTTTCCGTCCGGCAGAATATCCGCCACAAGGCAATTATTCGGATTTCCTATTGGTGTCCGGTTTTCCGAGCACTTACCCCAGTCTATTGGTTTATATTTTTTCATGGCTATTCTCCTGAAAATAGGTATAAAAATAGCACCTACCGTGTATGATAGGTGCTAAATAAATCAAAAAAGAAGCGCATCTCTGCGCTTCCTCTTATATTTTCTGTATTGTCGCATTTTCCACCAATAAGTAATTACCATCTTCCATTAGCGATAAATGATAATCTTCTTCAAAGTATTCATAGGTTAATTCCATTTCCTCTTCTTTAAAATCTTTATAGCTTTTGTAAAGAGTAACGCAACCTTTTTGACCGTTTTTTGCAGTAAAAACATAACCGCCCAATGGTAAATCTCTACCAACAAGATATCCTCCAGATGGATAAATCCCTTTTTCTTTGTCGTACATACATTCTTCTCCTTTAGTTTATTATTCTATTTATCTGCTCTTCCAGTAAAATATACCTCTGCATAATCGTATTTTCCATAACAATCAAGCTGCCCCGAAATAGTTTTCCCAGGTTTAATCTCATTGTCTGAATCTGTAATATATGTGCTGTTATAATTTACCACATTATTATTACTGTCAAAAAATATTGCATACACGCTTACAAAAAGTGCCGGATTTTCGCTGTTATTGGTCACGGATACAGTAACGTTTTCATCATTAAATGTCTGTTCAACGGATAAATCATTTACAACCGGTTTATAATATGGGTTTTCGTCATAATCTAATGTGTAATCCACCTTGTCAATTCCGGACACACTATCAAAATAGAAAACACCAATAGATGTTTCTCCTGCCCCCAATACATCAATGCTCATGTCGGCGGCTCCTATTGAATTCCCGCTTAAATCTTTGGCTGTAGCGTTTCCAGAAATTGCGACATCCGTGTTTGAATTATTTGTTACAATCAAAAAATCTAATGTGTCTCCTATTGTGTTTTCGTACAGATACTCTTTTACCAAAAAATCAGAATCAGAAACTTCTTCTCTTGTCGCTTCCTTGTTATCTACCGTACTAATAGAAGAAACTTTTTTATTTTGCTCGGTAGAATCAGCAACTGCATCGTTGTTTTCTCCGTTTCCGCCAAATGTGGCAATCAACAGGATTATAACTATAACCACCGCAACAAACCACTTTGTTGCCCCACCCTGCTTTTTTTTGCAATTAGGGCAAATTTTTGCTTTAGCTGGAATCTCCGTCTGACAGTATTTGCATAATTTTGTTTCACTTTTTTCATTCATAGCTTTTCCTCCCACCACTTGTAATAAAATAATTCTAGCACAAGTGGCGGTATTTGTCATTAAAATATTGGAACTGGATTTCTCTGTGTTCTTCTTGCTTCACTCTTCCATTGCTTAACTGTACTGTCATATATTACCTTGCCGTCTAATTCAACTTTAATTCCGCTGTTTTCACTTGTATTCTGTGCGATTTGTGACAGATATGGTGTCAATGCTTCTGATACTGCGCTTTTTACTCCTGCTTTAATTCCTTCTACGATTTGGCTGTTATTCGCAACCGCTGTATTTCCATTGCTAAACTGCCCGACCATTTCTCCGTGATTTGCAAAAAATAAACCATCTTCCGGGAAGCCTCCGGTTGCAAATGTTGGTATTTTCCCGAGGTTAATATTGCCAGCTTGAATTATTTCTTTTCCACCAATATTTACAGAATCCCATGAAAAAGACAGTTTTGAATTAAGCCACGTTGCAAAATTATTCCATACCTGCTTAATTCCTGCAACAGCATTATCAAATGCCTGCTTCAATCCGTCAGAAATGCCGCTGAATGTCCAATTATCTTTTGTAAAATACGGTTCTACATGATTTGTCCACCAAGAACCAATTCCAGATGTACTCCACCAGTTACTAAATTCGCCCCATTTTTCAGAAAGACCTTTTTTCATTCCGTCTCCCTGCTCATCCCATCTTTTTTTTGTAAACCATGGCTTCACATGATTTTCCCACCAATTATATATTCCGGTATTCTGCCACCAATCGGAAAACTCATCCCATTTAGCAGACAATCCCTCTTTTATTCCATTCCCTACTTCCATCCACTTTTTCTTTGTGAACCACGGGAAAATATTCTCCTGAATGTAAGTTAAGGCTTCATCCCACTTTTCTTTAATTTTTTCTTTTATACTGTCCATTTCAGCTTTCACTGACAGTTTCTTTTCTCCCCAATATTCTTTTACATCTTCCCACCATGAAGAAACATCCTCTAAAGTTGTTGTTAATTTATTGCGAACGGGTAGTTCTACATTCAATCCCCACCATTCTTTGACATTGTCTTTGAACTCGGAAATCTTCTCCTGTAAATTTGGAAGGACGACATCTGCTCGTAAATCTACATCATCTAATCCGTTTATATTCTTCCATTCATCTATCCACGCCTTTAGATCAAAGCTGTCAGGTACATTTAATTTATTAGGCATATTATCATTGAACTCATTTAATGCTTTTTGGAAATCATCTAATGATTTGTAATCTTCCTTTTTAGGCAGATTTTTGACAAATTCATCAACATTCATTCCATTTCCAATGCCTAATTTGTCCATCACAGTATCATGGCTCAAAACTCCACCGCCATATGCATTAATCCATTCAAACGGATTAAGAAGTTGTTTAAAACTTTCCTGAAGATATTGCAGAAAACCGCCTTTTTCATACGCTTTTTCTAAATTATTAGCATCTTTTTTTATGCTATCTTTTCCAACCGTAAAAGATAACGTTGCCACTACTACAGCAAGTGAAATAGGAATTGCATAAGAGAGCAATGATTTTACCGCCGTTGAACCAAAAGCGGCTGTGAATTTCGCTCCTATTAATTTTCCAATAGTCTCCTTGAGAAGTTTCCCTGTTAACAGTTTGCCTGCAAGTTTCAGGGCAAATGCTCCAAGAAGAATTTCAACTGTCTCAATATCAATGTTTGAAAGAAAATCTTTTACGCCTTTCCAAACATCAGACCACTTGATATTTTCTATCATGGTCTTAATTGTCTTGTAAACTCCCTGTACCCAAGTATTTATATCTTCTGCAAGTGCTTTAAAATCAAATGTTTTGAAGAATTTATTTATTCCCTCTGCCAGTGATTTTCCAAAGTTTGACCAGTCAAATGTCTGACCAAAGGAAAGTGTGGCATAAATCGCCGTATTCAGTGCCCCGGCAATCGTTTTTCCTACATTTCCAAACAGTCTCGGATTGATAAGACCATTAAGGAAATCTGCCAAGCCTTTACCAAAGTTTCTTGCCTTGGAATAAATCTTATCCCAGTTGATAGACTCCATAGCTTTTGATAAGGCATCACTGATGTATTTTCCAAGCTGTTTCAGATTTTTAATATCACTTTCGTAATTTTTAAAAATAGTATCTGTCTTGACAAGTTTACCGCCACTGGCACCGCCTGATGCGCCACCGCCGCCGGAACCGCCCGAACCTTTTTTACCAGAACCATCATTTGTTGTAATCAGTTTCAATTCATCAAACTGACGGACACCCTTATTCATCTTGTCAATGTTCTTTGCCGCCTGTCCGGTACTGTCCGCAACATCATCTGCGCTTTCTGCCGCATCTGAAAAACTATCCGCAAGACCTGCACCGGAATCCTCATATTTCCATCCGAAGATTGCGCCTAAAGCGTTTGTAACCTTTGTAACAAAGCTGATAACAACCAGTAAAACGGAATTGAGTGCTTTTACGAATGGTTTGAAAGCATTGATTAATGCTCCACCAATAACACTGCCAAGCTGTTCGAACGACTGTTTTAAAATTCTGATCTGGTTCGCCCACGAATCAGCAGTACGCGCAAAGTCTCCCTGTGCTGTCTGCGTATTGGCAAGGACGTACTGATACCGGAGCATTGTCTTTTCAGCCTGTGACATAGACTCGATATCAGAATCTAATCCCTGTTTCATCGCCCACTCTTTAAGGGTTGCCTGTGTAAGATCAAGACCGTAATCTCTTAATGGACGTGTCTGTCCGGTAAATATTGCAGCTAAATCCTTCGACACAACATCCTGATCTATGTTATACAGAGATGCCATATCAGCAGTTAATTTTGTTAAATTCAAAGACACATCAGCCATGGAATCAGACAAACCAATATAGCCATCTGTCTGTTTGTTCAAAAACTCATTGGCTTTCTTTATCAAACTGCTGTCAATTCCCATGGCTGTTCCCATTGCTTGGAATCGGCTTGCCGTCTGTTTCAATGTCAGTTCTGACATACCAAACTGACGTATAGAGTCCTGTGCAAACTCATTGACTTTTTTTGACATGTCACCAAAAGTAACATCAACAACGTTCTGAACCTCTGTTAATGCCGATGATATGTCGATTGCATTTTTTATTCCTCTGATCGCTCCGTACAGACCAAGATAAATCCCCATAGAGGATAAAATCTGTCTTGTGAATGACTTGAGTCCGATCAATGCTTTTCCTGTGGATGTCTTAAATCCAAGGAAAGAACCGGAAAGATTACTGATGCTGTTATTTAACCCAGAAATTGCGCCACCAGACCTGTTGGAAAGATTTCCAAGTGCCTGTGTCATTTGTAAAATATTTGCGCTTACATTTGGTGCTTTTGAGAGTGTCTCAAACAGATATTTAAGGTTGTCAGCAAGCAAAGGTATATTTGTTACTGCACGTCCGCTTGCAACGCTTCCAAGCCTTGATATGGCTGTTACAAGGTTGCTCATATTGGTCATATCAAAATTCAATGCACCTATCTTGTTCATCTGGCGTACAAAGTTTTGTAACTGCGCAGATAAAGCCGGCAGATTCTTTGTCGCCTGTGTAGATGCCTTGCCACCAATTTTTGACAGTGCCGACACCATGCTTGTGAGTCCGCTTGTATCAACAGCTTTAACACTTGCTATTCCAGATGCAAGATCTCTCACAGCAGAAGATATTCCGTGGATAGAATTTGCATCAACACCAGAAAATTTATTGAGTGCCCGCACCATTGATGTGATTTCCGAAGATTTACCACCTTTGAACCCGGTAGCTGCATCGGAAATGCTTCTGATTCCGCTTGCAATATTTGAAAGTTTTGCAGTGTCAAACGATATGCTTTCCCGGAGCCTATTCATGCTGTTTACAAGGCTTTCTATGGAATTACTTGCTTTTGCAGAGTCAGCTTTGATTTTTATTTGTAATTCATCAATGTCTGCCATATATGCACCAACTTTCTATGCAAAATAAAAAGACGGTAGGCTGTGACACCTTACCGTCCTTGATCTACTCTTTTAATTTTTCTCTTGTAACCGGTCCGCATTTCTTATCTACTGTAATTCCGACTTTTTTCTGGAATGTTCCAATACCGGTCGCCGTATCATTTCCAAGAATACCGTCCACATTACTGTTTCCCTTTTTATCTTTTTCATCCAGGCATCCGTGATAAATAAGCTCCGTCTGAAGCCATCTCACATCATCCCCTCTCATGCAAGGGAATTTTTTCTTTAAAATCCTTGCAGGTTCCGGGTATGGGTTTAAATGATCTTTTACATTTTTTCTAGGGTTTCCGCTTGTCACAATCGCTGTATGACCTTTTGTTTTTGTGACAAGAACATCTCCATTGTAAAGAACCATTCCTGCCGCATAACCTCCAATGTCATCAAACATGCCACTAGAAAGAAGTACAGATTTTTCATTTGCTGTGGTGAAATTTCCAACATCTTTTCCAGTTGCATGAATAATGCATGCCCGTACCGTTGTGCCGCAATCTGCTTCTGTTTTTACTTTTGAATTAATACCATATTTGACAATTCCAAGCCGGTGTCCCTGACAGTAGCCAATATTATCATTATTGCACGCTGTAATCATTGATTCTGCCAGTTTATCCGCCATATCTTTTGTTTTTGGCCTTAACACATACCATCCTTTTTTATGAACATAAAAGTTTTGCATACTTACTTCTGTTCCTGTCTGATCTCCCGGTCTCCCACCGGTCAATTTCCCATTTTCATCATGTCTTGCAGATCCAATTCTAATTGACATATTTATACCTCCAAGTTCTTTTCTGGTTTTGGATGGCTCAACTCATAGTTTGACTGCATAATTTTGAGCTTTGCCACAAATAGCTCTCTCTGTTTCTTAATTTCTTCTTCCGTCATTTCTGAATCATCTTTCCCTTGTTGCTCATTGATTGGTTTTTTAATATACTTTGATTTTGCTTTTCGTCCGGCAAGGCAATGTTCTACTGCCACCGATACCGCAGACAATCCGTACGTTCCAAACCACATCCACATCTCATCGTCTCTTTGCTTTTTATCTAAGTTGTAAGCATCCGCATAAGGCTGTAAATCAGTCGGACAGGACGTGTCTATGTCATGCACAGTAAATCCGTACCCCTTTGTAACTAAAAGCCAAAACGGGCGGATTTCCGTGCAATACGTTTCCCATGTAAGCTCTCTCTGTTCTTCTACTTTTTCCTCGGAGTTTTCTTCTCCGCTTCTTTCTGCTCTGCTTTGAGCAGTTTTGATAAAAAACCGTTTTCAAGCAGCTCCGCTAAAAGTGCATTGTAAAGTACCTGAACATCTGCATCTTCTCCGTCAAAGTAATCATCCAGCATGGCATATACTTTTCCAAGCTGCTGTTCCTTTTCTCCCCCATTGTCCGGATTGTATCCAAGTTCCTCTTTGTGAAACTTCTGCGCACCTACAAGGATTAACTCTGGAAGAAATAAAAGGATTTCGTCAACCGCTTCAATATCTTCCATCTGGTCTAATTTTGCTACTTTCTTGATAATTCCGCTTTTCACGGTTGCTTCATATCCAAACTTGATCTGTAATTCTTTCTCGCCAAATTTTAATTTTGTCATTTTCTTTCCCTTTCTCCCTCTCATATAGGGAAAGGCAGTCCGAAGACCGCCCTGTTCTTTTAAATTGTTTCTTCAAGCTCTGGCTCGGTTGTCTGGTTATCGTCAGCCGATCCAACCGAACTATTCGACTGACGTGTTATTCCCCCGGTGTAAAAGCTACAGCGGTGTCCATGCCCTTGTATTCTTCAATGGTAAGATTCATTTCAACCGTCAAAAGTTCGTTCTGACCAATCTCCGGCTGTGGAATCTGCTCTGGCGGCTGAGCCACAACAAAAAACGCTTCGGTAAATCCCGGGATAATCGTTTCAAACCACATTCTTTTCCCGCCGGCAAGCGCCTTGTACGCTGTGATAAGTGCTTCCCACTCTTCCTTTGTGGCATCTGTAAGGTTTACCGTGATAGGGAAAGAGCCACCGGTATCTGCGCGCCCCTTTACATATCTGGTAATAGCATCTTCTAATGCAGATGCGTCAATCTGTTCCGGCTCAATGTTGATACCGCCGATTGCGTTAATTCTTGTAAGCTGTTTAAATGATGTAGGCTTTGTCCCAGCTGTTGTTTCTGTTCCATAGCCAAACGTAATGCCTAACGTAGACAATCCTGCTTCTGCCATTTTTTCCTCTCTTTCTACCGCCAAATAATGCGGTTATCAGACGCATATCTTTGCGCCCGGTGCATAAAAAATAGAGCCTTTCGGCTCTTTTACATCAATCTGTCGTTGGCTCCGATTATCCTCCGGAACCTTGCAACGCTTCTAAATTTTTTTTCGCTGTCGTTTTTAAACTCCGGCATTGCTGTAATTTGAAATCGCATCTGCTTAAAGGCATCGGCTAAAATAGCCATGATCCCTTTTGCATCGCTCTGCTTTGTGTTTGTAATGACGTCAACCTGTATTGTTTCCTGCACTGCATTTACGGATGTGCCCTCTAAATCTGCCCCACGTTCAAGCCCCGGCATCTCATGGATATAAATAGTCGGGAAAACAGGGTCTTTATCTAGGTTCTTTTCAACCGTTGTAAATGCAGTGTCAAAATTCATGCTTTTGTATTTCTTCTGGAGTTTTGGTTTTGCTATCGTTACAACATTGGAAAAAATGTTTGTTTCAAGGTCAAATACCCACTGGTTGCCTGCCATTATCCAAACACCTCCTTCGCTGTCTGTGTAACAATCTGCCGCAACTCATTTGCGGTCAGATACATGAATGGTCGGCTTGGCATTCCCTCTGTAAACCACCAATCGCCATTGTCGTCCTGATAAAACCATCCATATCTTCCATCTGAAATCTGATGGATAGTTTTTCCACTTGCATACTGCCACGAAACGCCATCCGGCAGTTTCCCTGGATAAGGATTTTGCTGTCCTACGGTTCCTGTTCCAAATTCAACAAACATTGCATGGTCCGTCCCGGCAACTACCGCCCATATCCCGCCTCCTTTGGTACTTCCCTTGTATTCTGAATGAATACTGGAAATCAATTCTGATGTGAATATTGCGTCAAGGTCAGCAATTTGTACTCTGGCAATCTCTACGCCCTTTTCCGCGAGTTTTTCTGCCAATAGCTGGCATTTATATGTCAAGCTGTTTTTATAGGCTCTAAGCTCTCGTATGGCGTTCTGAATAGACTTTTCAGACAGGCTCATTGTGATTACTTTCTTCCCCATGCCACACCTACTTCACATTTTTTTGTAACAAGAACAAATCAACCGTCAATCCCTCGTCTGCGACACCTTTTACGATGTAATCAGCCGAATTTTCGTCAACGATTGTATTCTCTTCATCTTTGTACTTTACGTCTGATCGTTTCCATACCAAAGATCCGACGCTCAATGGAAGCTTTCCTTTGTCTTCTACGATCTGAACAAAATTTGTAGAGTTATCTACGCCAAATTCTTTTATAAGTGCTTCGCTCAACTTATTGCTGATCGAAGAATAAAAAACCACAGGCTTTTCATAACCTGTGGTATACTCTCCGGTTGTCTTCGGTATCTTGTTCCCGTCATCATCAAGGTAATAAATTACATTACCATCAGAATCCGTGTACGAAGAATATTCGATGTTACCATCATCATCCGTCACATATACCGGCACCTTGCCGCTTTGCTGCGAATAACTCATTTTTTGCTTATTGATCTCAAGCATTTCACTTCACATCCTTGCCGAACCGTTTCCACAGCTCAGAAAGCTTTTCCCATCCATACATTGCGACAAACGCAACAATAAATCCTGCAATAATAGCTGCCAAGATCATATACCATAAAATTGATGTCTGGATGTACTGCATGTATGCCACAAACGCAGCGACCGTGATTCCGATAGAAAGAACAAATACCAAAATGTCCGTTGGAATCTTAGAAAATACGCCTACACCTTTGATTACCTGTGTTACCACAGACACAACAAATGCCAGCGCACCAATGATTGCCAGAATAATTGTCATATTTGCAATTACAGACTGTATAATATCCATGATTAAACCTCCTTTTCATCATTAAGACGGGTTTCTATCCCGTCAATTCTGTGATGCGCCGATTTCACACTTTCCTCCACCTTTATGATTCTGTTGTCATGAGAATTTATTTCTTTTCGCATCTCAGATACTTCATTTTTGATCTCGGTCGTGTTGTTTGAAATGGCATCCAACTTCATGTTAATGCGTGTGTTCTCCCGCACGCGCTCTTCAAGATCCGTGTTGTCTGTCCTTTTGTTGCTCTTCAAGCCCATAAAGACGGAAAAACCAAGCGACAGCACGCTTATAATGATTGCTGTTGATATTTCAATCGTCAAATCATATACCGCCTTTCATTTTTTATGGCACACCGTCCACCACCGCTCAATGTGTGCCGCCTGCTACGTTTTGCCAACATCGGCAAAACGTAACGCACAATCTTCTAAACTCCTCGAAATCGATGAGTTATAATGATTTTACAAACGGAAATACAAAGACAAACAAGCTTTCCCTGTCTTTCCAGCTACGGCTCACTCCGTTTTCTGAATAGCTTGCCATATAGGCTTCTCCTGCCTGTGAATGGTCGTACACGGCTAAATTGACGATTACATCCTCAAACTGTTTCAAGTCTTCGGATATTTTTTCATCCGTGTAGCTTTCCGGGTAATTCCGCTTGCTTACCACTTCATTTCTTGCCTGCTTGATAAGCTGTTCAATGTAAGGGTTATCTTCTTTCTGGTCGAACACGACAACATCAGAAGTAACACCATCTTCGTCCGTAACGGTTTCAATATGAAATTGTTTCAGTCTGATTTTGACCTGCTCTAATGTTGTATATTCGTCCATTCTTCCCTACCTATAATCCAAACTGCTCGATCAAAATGCGTTTCAGTTCCGCTCCACTGATTTCTTCTGCACCCTCGATCCCATGTTCAGCGGCAAGTGCCTGTAAATCAGCAGTGCTCATTCTGTTAATCTCTGTCTTGGTGTACGCGCCGGAAGATTTCTCTCCCGAAACAATGTCCGGGATTTCATCTCCTGCTTTATACCATCTTCCATTGCGCTTTACTGTATATTCAGCAATCATACCGCACCTCCTACGCAACTTTCATGACAACAACGCTGTCCATGCCCTCAAAAGTAGGCAATCCGATCATTGACACAATGCAATGCGTGTTGATCGGATGATTTGTTGCGTATGTATATACCGAAATGCCGGTTTCTACAATAGAAAGGTTTCCGTCTGTTAAACTTCCGCTTCTCTCTTCCGGTGTCTTTCCAAAGACATAATCTCCAAGGTACACGCCGGATGACTGCGCTGAAATAACTCCTGTAGGAATAAAATATTTGGTGGCACCGTCTGCCGGGTCGATGTAAAGTTTGTCGTAAACTTCAATCTCGATGCCGTATCCTCTAAGATACTCTGTAACCTGCCCCTGCTGTAAACGAATACCTCCATTGTAAGCAGTAATTCCAAGCACCTGTTTCTTTGTGTCTTCTGCCTTAAGAACCATCTCCCACGTTTCTGTATTCATGCTAAAACGTGCAAGGGAATATCCGGTTTTCTTTGCAAACTCACGTTTAATCTCGATAAGGTCATCAAGTGGCGTTGCTGTTTCGGATGCAGACCATTTATCGGTATCGCTTCCAGAAATATCTTTGTAATGGTCTCTCTTGTGCGATACTCCATTATCGGAAGTATAATCAACATAGTAGCTCTTGCCACCAATTGTTACCTGTACTCTTGGAATACCATCAGATGGTGCTAATAACTGCCAAATCTGGCGTTCCGGCACTACTCTTGCGCCCTCAATCAGCATCATCGGTTTTTTGCTGATTTCTCTAAGCACCTGGTTTGCCATGTTGGAATTTTCTGCCGACTGGTAATTTGCATACTCCTGCTCTTCACGCTCTGTTACCATGTAAGATTCACGGTAGAACGGCATCTCGTTCTGAATATCCGAAAATCCACCGACATCTCTTAACTCTGCCTGCGCATCAAAATTGGATGCCTTTAATGATACCGGAAGACCGTTTTTCCCTTTGATAAATCTAAGTTCAAGGCTGTCCTGTTTTCTGGTTCCAAATTTCTGTCTACCTAAGTAAGGCGCAGAACCAAGCGTTTTTTCATAATTATTCCACATAACCCCAAGACTTCTTGCGGTAAATGCTTCTGCTAATGGTAATGCCATTCTCTAATACCTCCATTTCTTAATCAAAAAAAGTGACACGCGGTGTTGCTGCTTTTGCAGTTGCTTCTACGGTCACTCCATTTGCCGTTACCTTTGCGCTGTCAATAGAACCCTGATATACATAAGTTCCAGGCGCATCTCCCATTGTTACGTCAACATCTTCCAGAAGATACCCTTTGCAAGATTCGTCATTGCTTGGGAACGGTGTCCCTGCCTTTGCAATCTTCTTTCCGTTTGCATCGGCACTTGTTACCATTGTCTGCGGAACGATGCACGCCGCACCCTCATAAGGAAAGAATTTTAAAATTCCTTTACTCTGTGTAAAGTCTCTTTCAATTGGTTTTCCCATAATTTACCTCCTATAAAACATAATGGTCTTTGGCTTCTGCATTTTTTGCCGGTTCGCCAAAACTGATTTTTTCTGCGTTCTCTACGTCCGCAGTTTTTTTATTTTCTCCACCTGCAGTACCGCCGCCCGGATTTTCAGAATTATTTGCAATCTCCTGTTCCTTTGCCTGCGCTGCCGCGGTTTCCTTTTCGGCTGTAATCTTTCCAAGAGCGTCATAATCAAGGCTTCCATTATCCTTGACAACGGATTTTGCCTGCTCTGCATTGATTTTTAACTTTTCCATCAATGCTTCGCGCTGGTCTCTAATGGCGTTTTTCTTCTGCATATCTGCAATCTGCTGATTTGCTGTCTCTAACGCCTTGTTTGCTTTTTCAAGTTCCGTGAGGTTTCCTGCTTCCATTTCATCCAGCTTTTTCTGCAACTCATCTGCGCTGTCTGCCTTTGCCTTAAGCTCTGCTGCTTTTGCCTGTTCTCTCTGTACGGCACTGCCGTAATCAGCAATGATTTTCTCAACATTTTCCTCACTGATACCCATTGCAATTAACTCTTCTCTTTTCATTGATTACCTCCGATATGTCTTTACGAATTTTTGCGGTGCAACGACACCGAATGACACTGTTGATTTTTACGCTCACAACTTTGCGAATTTTTATAAAATAAAAACAGCCACCGATTACTCGGTAGCTGTCTTATTTTGCTGTTTATTTAATTGGTTTACAATTTCCTGTGCTTTTTGTTCCTGCTCTTCTGCATTATCAATTGTTTTCCACAACGCATCTATATATGGCTTAGACAAGAGGAATGTCTTTTCAGCATCTCCCCAAAGCCCCACCGTTTTAATGGCAATAAGAGGATGTATGCCGCACTCTAAAAGCTGATATAGTGTTTGCGACTTTGTATACATATTGTCTTGCGGGCTATGATTGATTTGCACATCAAAATCCCTCATTGACAATTTCAAATCATTGTCCTTAACGCGTATTACATTTAAGACAACTTTTGCAAGTCTCTTCTCTGCCGATTTCACAATTGGGTCTTTTAATTTTGCTCTTGTCTTTGAAAAATCCCATCCAGCCCTTAATGATACTGCTCCTTGTGTATCTCCTCCAGAGTTTTGGGACTCTCTGTTTGGTATTGCTAATATTGCCAAGGCATTGTCCCACAAATCATCTTTTGCCACCTGACACTGGCTCTGATTTAGTTCCTGCGTCATAATCTCAACATCGGCTTTGTTATCCTTGTTATTGGACTTTACCGTCAAAGCATGTCTCATTTTCATCTCTTCAAACGTTTTTTGGTCGATTTCACAGTTCACAAACTTGACCCAGTACTGAACAAACTGCTCAATTCCATCCATTCTGTTTGACTGCATATTGTTTATGGCATCCAAAATACCTATGACAAGCTCAATATCAGAAATTCTCTCATGATTATTTGGAAACTCAACAATAGGTATACTTCCAAATGCATGCAATTTCCATTCAGAAACTACTCCGTTTTGAAGTTTACATGAATAGTTGTCCGTATAGCACAGTTTGTACCATCTTCCATCTTCGTCTTTAAGCTCCTGCACCGCAACCACCGGTTCTTCCGTGCTCCGATTATAAATAACACACGTATTCATTGGAGTAGGCGCAACAATTTGAAATGGTATTTCTCCATTTGCAAATCTTACCGCCTTAAAAGATGTTCCGGTTGCTGACTGCCACTCTCCTGCTTTAATGTCTTTTTCCTGTTTATTCGCATCCACAAGATAGTCATTCAGCGCATCCACTGCCCGATTAATTTCATCATCATCTTTTCGACTGATAAACTGTATTGGCTCGCCATATGTCTGTCCTACTTTGAACTGAACAATCTCATACGCATGATTTTCTACTATTTTGTTTGTAA